CATTGTTGATCTCAGCGTCAGTCGAGAGACAGTCAGCGGACTTCGGGGCCAACTCCACCGTGCCGGCGAAATCGACCAGCGGATCCCCCTCCCACGCCTCCGACGTCTCGATATTCACCCACCGGCCATCCAGGTAGGCGAACACCGCCCCACCCAGCGCCTCAGTGTCCGCACACCGCTCAAGTGGTACCCAGCACATTCTCGGTGCACCCATCAGATCTCCTCAGTAGTCGCCGGAACAGGGTGAGCCAGAACAAAAGCCTGCTTCAGGGCCAGATGATGATCCCAGTGCGCCTGGGGATGTAGTCGCTTGCTCAGACGCAGCGCGTCGCGTAACTCCTGATAGCGCTCGCACATCTCCAGGTAGCTAGCGTGCTCGTCCTCTATGAGCTGGCCCGCTTCACGCAGCAGCTTCGCCTGGTAGTCCTCCGCGCCACGTGACTGAGCCCGCAACTCCCTGACCACGGCGCCACGCTTGCACCCGCACTTCGCCACCATCAGGCCTCCTCAACCGCAACCGGAACGATGGCCAGTGTATCAGTCGACGGTTCGTCGTAGTTCGGGAACGGGCGCCACGGCCACGACGCCGGATCATCCAAGACCGGCACCACCGCACCCGGCCACGAACTACGCGCCCCCGCCAAACGGCCCTGGTTCAACAGTGACCACACCGACTCCGCCCCCGACTCCCACCTCGGCAGATGCGCCGCCAAATGCCGCTCCCACGACAACACAGGATCCACCGGCTCGCCGCCCTCGCGTTGCGGAGTCGGAACCGACGCCGCCACCGCCAACCGGCACGCCGCGCTGCACAGTGCCCACACCACCACATCGCCCTGAACATCCGTCAACCGCCACGCCGTCGGAATCGACCCCGCCACCGACCGCGACGTCGAGCCCCACGAATCCAGAATCGGCCACCACGCCGACTGCGACCGAGCCAACTCCGTGTCCGTCGACTCCCCCAGCCGGACCGAAAACTCCGGGTCACCCCGACGAACCTGCGCCAACGACCCCGGCACCGACACCGCCTCAGCCACCGCGATCAACAAAGCCAACGACTCCTCGATCGCCAACGCCGGCACCCACACCGGTGACCGCCACGCGTTACCCAACCGCGACGCCGCCACCGCAGCCGCCGTACGACCCAAACGGTTCGCATACTTCGCCGACGGCGCCGACGGAGCCGAGGTAGCCGTCGCCGGGGACAACTCCCGCACCTGCCACGCCCGAGCAGCCGCCACCAACACCCGACCATCCAGCGACGGGACACCCCGAGCACTGAACTTCGGACTATCCGCCCGCCACCCGGCCAGCAACTCCGCCGCACGGGTAAGCAGATCACCAGCCAACGCCGCCCGATCAGCGCGCGCCGTGCCCTCGGCGATGATCAGATCGCTCGATCGCAGATCATCGACCAACCACGTACGCACCTGATCGGCCCGATCGTAGAGCCCGATCTCGTCATAAACCCGCGCCAGCGCGTCAACGATGGACCGGGATCGCAGCGCGCGGGTCAGGGCACGCGGGGGGCGGCCGGTCACGCCGGCCAGGTAGCCCATCAGACCGTCGAGCCCGGTGACACCCAATTCGGCGCACAGGGGGGCCACGGCGTCGTCGATGAGCGGTCCCGCGTACTCGGCCGCACCGTGGCTCAACGTGAGTAGCCCACTGCGAGCGGCGTACACGGGGGTGGTGCCCAGCAGCGCCGTCAGGGTCGCGTCCAGTGCGCTTTTGCTGAGTTTGATCTTCTCAAGATCGTTGATCTTGGCCATGTTAGGGTCTCCTAATCCAATTCTGTTTCGTATACGTTGATGCAGACCTAGTTTGAGATCGGTCTGGTGGTGGTGTGCACGGAACGCCGGGAGCGTAGCACGATGGGTCCTCAGGAACGCGGGCGACCTAGCTATATTGCTGCGCGCCCTGTTTGTCCGGTTCTGGCCAGCCGGTCGGAACGATGCAGACCTACCGGGATCTACGTACGATCCATTAGCTAGATCTAGTATATCGATGCAGACCATCAATTATGCTGCGGACCTTCGTCTCCGAGGGCGTTTCAGGTCGTATCCAGAGCTACGGTTGCGGATAGGTCCGAACGCCAACTAGCATGCCAGTTAGGGGACAGACCTATCCGCAACCGTAGCTCTGGATACGACCTGAAACGGGTCTGGAAATGTTGGTCGGACCCGATAGATAGGTATCAACCCGAAACTGAGAGTGCATCGATACTTTGGACCTACCTCCCGGATGGTGTGGTCGCCTATAGGGAGATTCAGTCCTCGGCGCGGGTAGCTCGCTATCGTTATGCCGGCAGCTACTCTGCGGTCATGGCAGCGGAGAGCGACGCCTACGCGGTTGTCGCCCGGCAGTTCGACGCCTCCCGTGCCCGGCAAGCCGCGCTGGTCGCCCAGGCGCAGTCCTGGACCGGCATAACCGGCGCTGATGACCTGGGCAGCTTCGACACCGTCATGCCCTTAGACGGCGACCAGCTCTCCAACGTCTACGCGCGACTGATGGCGCTGTCGGTGCAACGCCTACGGGTGCTGTCCGCCCAGCTGGCTCAGGCGTACGCCACCGACTCCGATACGGCGTTCGTCTACGACAAGCTGATGTACAACCCCGGCACCCAGGAAGTCGAAGTGGCCTCTCAGGAGATCACTGCGCTGGCCCGGCTGGAATCGGAGGAGCGGGACCGGCTGAAGGATCTCCTGGCGCTGTCGGTGCGCCTTCAGCTGGAAGTCCGGGCCGCTGATGCGATCAAAACTCAGGGTCAGCGGATGGCGGCGTTGGCTCAGGCGCTGTGTGAGAAGGTCGGTCTGGACTGGGATGAGCCGGACACGAAACGTCTCGCGCAGGCCGCCGTGTTGGCGGCGGAGGATCTCGTCTCCCGCGCCTGACCCGTGGTAGACTCTGCTACGTTCCGGTAGCCGAGTGAGGAGACAGTCATGAGTTTCGCTTCGATCGCCGCCCGCGCCACGTTCAACGACCTGCCGTGGGAGCTCGCCGCCCCCTCCGTGCTCGCGGCCACAAGGACAGAGATGGCCGCGCCGGTCACTGCCCTGCTCGCTGGCCGGCGCACCGTGCGCGTCATGTACAGCCGCAGCTGCGACACCTACTCCGTGTCCCTCGTTCAGGGTGACCGGGTGATTTCCGCGCTGGCCTACGTCAGTGTCGGCGAGTTCTCCGAGGCGCTGGCCGAGACCAGCGCGGCAGCCGCCGCGCGCCTCTACGGGCTCGACATCACGAGACTGGATATCCCGTGACCATTGAGGATCGCTTCAACCTTCGGGCCCGCGTCGCTAACGAGCGACCGGGACGCTACATCGGTCTGTGGCAGATCGACGGGTCAGCCTCACCTGCGGACTATGAGCCTTACCGGCCGGCACACCGGCCGGTCTCGGACGCGGCGAAGATCGAGAAGATCAGGTCGCTGGCCATCGAGTGGGAGCAGCGTTCCCGTCCCGCGAGTGGTGACGCGTTCCTCGCAGGCATGGAAACGGCGTTGCACGAGGTGGCCATGGAACTGAAATCCGTCCTCGACGACGCCGAGCCGGCGCCGATGGTCGCCGCCGATAGCTGGCCGAAGGGTTACCGCACCGGTGTCCCGTGCCCGAAATGTTCGGCGGAGATCGTTTACAACCGTTGGTACTCGTGGAGTTATCACTGCTCACGATACGGTCACGGGTGTGACTGGGCGATGTCCGAAGACGACACCGGCGTCCTGATCACCCGTTGCCACGAGGGCCTGCTCGCGAATCGGGCGAGCTCGTGACCGTCTTGGACTGGCGTGGTGACTGGGAGATCGCCAGCGTGCCCGTGCTGATTTTGATTCGGGACAATCCGTACACGCACTGGAGCACGTGGGAGCGCACTCGGGAGTTGGTGGATACCGCGCGGTGGCTGCTGGCGGTGCGCTCACATCGTTGGGTGGTCGAGTCGGCGACGTGCGGTTACTCGGATGCCTCGTGGTGGTTTTTGTGGCGTGGGGTGATGGCGCACCGGTGGGCGCTGTCGGGGCGACGCGGCCCGGTGGATGGTTTCCTGCCGTCGACGGAGCTGGTCCTGCGGCCCCGATTCAGTGTTAGACATGGCCGGGGTTAGCCGGTTAGCTGCTGGTATGACCTTACGAATCGCGGACCTGTTCGCTGGTGTCGTGCCCGTACAACTGTCGTCGTGTGAGCCAGCGGGGTGCGGGAACAACCCCGGTGGCCCCTACGGGCCGATGCAGAGCTCGTGCGGTGGGAACGCCAACAACTGCACGTCGACTATCGGCCCCGACGGTCGGTTCACCGAGCCCGGTAGTCCCTGAAGTAGATCCGACGTTGGGTTCGTCCTGGTGCTGCTGGTCGTGATCGCGCTGGGCTGCGTACTGGTGTGGGAGCTGGTGCACCATCCCGAGATCCAGTGCTTCGCCGTGCGGTCGGTCTTGATCTGCCACCACCGGTGAGTATTGCGTGGCTGCGTAACACTCGGGTTCCGGCTGGCGATATACCGGGTGTAAGGCACACATCGAACAGAACGGATACAGAACATGAGCACCACCACCGCCCGCGAAGCAGCTCAGGCACTCGCGCTGGACATGGTCAGCGGCCGGGCTCGGAGCGACTACCTGGTAGCCGTGATGGCCACCGTTTTGATGGTCGTGGCCACGGTGGTCGCAGTGCTGGCGCTCATGGTCATCTAACTGGGAGGGGTTGACCCGCGAGGGGGTCGGTGCTAAGGCGCTGGCCCCCTCACTCTATGTCATGGTAGGGTGGCCACTGTTCCGACCAACCAAGGCAAAGGAATGAAACCATGATCACAGTTCTGGCCATTATCGGTATCGCGTACCTCATCGCCGGCCTAGCGGTCGCCGTCTGGATCCTGACCTACACCAATCGCCACCGCGCCGAAGGGGAGCTGCACCCGGCGATACTGCTCGCCGTCACCGTGGCCGTTTGGCCGTGGTCGGTGTGGATGCTGCGCCGCTACTTCCGCGAAGCACGCCAAGAGGAGACGGCATGAGCCACCGCCTGACTATCGAAGACCGGAAGCTGCGCCTCTGCGCACGCGAATCCGGCGGCTACTGGGTGCGCCTGGAGACCACTGGCCGCACCCTGGGCGTCGTCTACCTCGATCGGTCCCGCTGGGTGTGGGAGAGCTGGCCGGGCGCCTACCGGGGCGACGGGCGCGAAGGTCATGAGACCGACGGCTGCCCCTCCGACGTCGTGCCAGCTGCCCTGGTGATCGCTGGACGGGCGCAGACCCGCATCAATGCTTGCCGGCGACTGGTGTGGTTCCTTGACGAGCACAAGGCACCCGCGCTCGGTTACGGCCGGCACCGTCAGGTGCTGCCCAGGGAGGCCGTCGATGCCTAAGGCTCTCGGATCCTTGATTGCGGTCGGCTTCCTGGTTCTGTCGGTGTTCCTGATCTGGTCGGGGCACGTCTATGCCTCGAACTGGCTACTCGGTACTCCGCCACCGTGGGTTGTCGATATGGGTACGGTGGCGATCCTCGTCGTCTACCTCGCGTTCTTCGCGTTCGTGAAGTACATGCAGGCCCGCCAGCGTGCCCAGGAGTGGGGTGCCGCCGTCGATCGCCTGGGGCCGCCCGACGGTCCCGGTGAGCAGGCCGAGCCGTCTTCGACAGCCACCGTGCTGCCGTTCGCCCTGACCCGGCCACCGCCACCGGCTCAGCCCATCCCCCGAGCTCCGGCGGCCCGGGCGAACGGAGACGCGTCATGATCGAGATTCTCGGTTGCGCGATCACACTGATCATCAATGGCTACTCTTTCGTCCAGCTTCTGCGCAAGGGGCCGGGCGATCTGCGGGATGCGCGTAATGGGCGCAATCTCACGCTCGTGATGGCGGCGATCCTCACTTCTTTCGGGGCCTACAATTTCAGTGTTTCCGACTGGATAGCTGGCACGTTTTGCGCGGTGCTGGTGGCGCTGTATTGCGTGACGGTGTTCATCGTTAACCGGTATATCGACCGCGAAGAAAGCAAACTCGATCGCACTACTGATCTGGACTGGTGGTAACGGGTGACGGCGCTACTGGTATTCGACTGCGAGACCACGGGCCTGACTAAAGACGATACTTTATTAGAAGTGGCCTGGACTGTGTGCGCTCTTAACGGTGAGCAGCGCCTGCCGCTGCGGTCCCGGTTCGCCGAGATCACCTCGTCGATGGGCTACACGGTGCTGCCGCTGAAGCGCAGCGACACCAACTTCCCGGTCTGGGCCGATGACCGCCCGTTTCGGCGTGACGAGACCGCGATGCGCATGGCCGAGACGTCCGGCCTGTACGACGCGTGGCTGCGCTGCCCACCCGGTCAGCGTCTGCTCAACGGTGACCAGCTGGAGCGGCTCCTGCTCGACGATCTCGCCGACGCCACCACCCCTGGGGAGAAAGTGCACGTCGCGGGCTGCGGTGTCGCCCAGTTCGATCACCCACTGTTGCGGGAGCACTGCCCCGGTGTGGTCGCCCGCCAGGGTGAGACGGGTCCGACGCACTACCGCACCGTGGACGTCTCGGTCACCCAGACCGCGCTGCTGGGTAACAACGCCGAGGAGGCGGTGATCGCCTGGTTCATTCGGGAGTTCGGGGTGGAGCGCGCGAGGATCGAACTGGCCTCGGGTTCGCAGTACGCTTACGGCGATGACGTGCCCTCGGCGTGGCTGAGCGGTTTGCGCGGGCAGCATCGGGCGGCGCCGGACGTGGCGCGGGCGATCATCATTCAGCGCGCGCTGTGGGAATACGGGGCGCCCTTACGACGGGCACTGGTTGATATCGGTATTGCGGAGAAAGTGAGTGTGAGCAGTGGACACTAGGAACGAGCGCGAGGCGGTGGCCGCTCCGGCGGTACCGCCGGAGGTCATCGTTATTCCGAGTTATGACAGTCCGGGGGATGTGTTCCCTGGCTGGACACCGTTGCCGGCGCCGGTGGCCGAGCCTGTGGTGGCCGAGCCGGCGCCTGTGACGCCGGTCGAGGTCGCCGAGCCGGAGTTCGATCACACGGTGCGCACTTTCGATGATCATTTTACTACGGGGCTCGTGGTGGCCCGCTACACGCTGTTCGCGATGATCGCCGGCCTGTTGTGCGTGGGCGCATACGCGGTGACGTCGGTGGCGGTGGGCAACATGTTCACGACCGGCCTGGCGATCGGCCTGGTCGCGGTGATTGTCTTGCTCGCGCTGCGGTTTCGCGACGCCCTGGCCGTCGCCCAGGATCGGTTGGACGGCGCTGCCCTCGATGCACCCGACGACGACGATTCGAGCCCTGGGGGGCTGTCTGCGGTCGAGGCCGCGCCGGCTCGGCCGGAGTTCGATGAGCTCACCGGTAGCTGGGATGCGTGGGATGGCCGGACCACTCCGACCGGGCATGTCTGACCCGGTCCGGTGGGTGGAGTTGCCTCTGGGTGAGGTGATCGCCATCCATCACGGGTTCTGGATGTGCATGCTCTGCGCCCGGCCTGGCCAGCCGGGCGCGGGGCGGCACTGGGAGGGCGCTGAGCGGGCGACGGCGGCCGGTGTTGCTCATCTGGGGGCGTTCCATCAGTTGCGGGGGGCGCAGCGGGCTCCGACTACTCCCGGCGGTTCGATCGTTGAGGCTAATCACGCCCAGCATGTGATCGAGGGGTCGCACGACCCGGACTGCCCGCGTTGCCCAGTGCGCTCCTAGGTGGTAGGGTCGGTGCTGTTCCGGTACCGACCGAGTGGAGACGATCATGAGTGGTATTCCTGAGGCCAACGTTCAGGCCACGACATATGAGGTGTGCTGCCTACCTTTCGGCTGGAAGGCGCGGCGGTACTTCACCCTCACGGTGCAGTACCGGGGTGATGACCTGTGGGCGGTGTGCCGTGACGGATACTGCTATGGCGAGAACGGGGCCGAAGAATACGAGCCCAGTCCTTCGAACCGTGAAGACGACTTCCTGACCCGTTTCCGTTTCCCGCTGCCCCGCGCGCTTCAGATCGCTCGCGAGCGCGCCCCCGGTTTGACTGTTAATCAGTACACCGTGGCCGACGCGCTGGCCAACGGGCCGGAGTGGTCGTGATGGGCGACTTCGTGTCGAGCACCATTTACGCGCTCATTGACCTGGTCAACGGGATCGCCAGTGCGGTGATCGGCCTGCTCGCCGACCACGGGATTGATCTTTTTCCTGCACTGGGCCTGATCGCGTTTGTCGCGCTCGTGGTTCAGTTCGCCCTGTAGAGGAGTCGCCATGTGGACCGCTATCGCCATCCTGCTATTGATCGCTTCCGTGGCCGCGCACGAGGCAGCGCACGCGCTGGCCCTGCGCCGGCTCGGCTTCCGCATTATCGAGGTCGGCGTCGGCATCCCGATCGGACCCCGGCTAAAGATCGACTCCGGGCGCTTGCCGTTCCGGGTGGTGCTCTCGCCGATCCTGCTCGGCGCCTACGTCATGCCCGACCCTGACGACGCTGAGGCGATCGCAGCCCTGCCCTACCGGGACCGGGCGTGGTATTCCGGCGCTGGTGTGCTGGTCAACCTGGTCATCGGTACCGCCGCACTGGCCCTGGTGGCTGCGTTGGATGGTCACTGGCTGTCCAGTGCTGTCACCGCCGCTGTTGGTGTGGTCCTGTGGGTGGCGCGACGCCCATTTTGTTCCTACGGGATCCCCGTACTGGGTTTGCCGGTGCTTGCGCTCACTGCGTGGTCGCTGACCAGCACGCTAGGTCAGCCGGAGGGCCCGGTGGGTCTGGTCACCGGCCTACAGTCAAATTCGCTGACCACGGCGATCCTGCTGGCCGGTCTCGCCTCGATCGGCCTGGGGTTGCTGAACATGCTGCCGATGCTGCCTTTCGACGGTGGGCACGTCATCGAGGCCGCCCTGGACAGTCGGGGCGGTAGTGAAGCCACTCGTTGGTTCAGTGGTGTCACCGGCGCTCTGTCCGCCGCGCTCGTGCTGTATGTGCTGGGCTCCGACATGTGGTGGCTGATTGGCCGGGCAGTGTCGTGAGTGAGCCCTGCTGGCTGTGTCGTGGCCTCGGCAGCGTGGCCGTGCTCGATTACCTGGCTGACGAGGTCACTGGTCAAGGTTTCAAGCCGGTGTGGATCGGGTGCAGCGTCATCCCCCAGTGCCGCACGGGCTACTTCTGCCCAGCGTGCTCACTGGCCAAAGTCAACGACGAACTACGTGCCTACGGCATCGAGTATCCACTCGGTCACCGTGGCGTGCACGACCTACGCGCCTTTGCCATCTTTGATCGCGCTTTGCTCGCCGAGCTGGCGGAGATCGCCGGCCTGTCGGGTGACCATGACGAGTGGCCGGAGGCGCTGCGCGCGAAACTAGCGGCATGCCGCGCAGAGACCTCTACGAGTCCCACGTCGTCTCCTCTCAGCGAACCCCCAACGTCTCCGCCGATCAGCTAGCGGTGGCGCATCAGCGGGCCCGGATCACGGTGAAGCGTCGGGCGACTGATTCGCCCGATGCGACGGCGCTGTTGGACATGCTGGGCCTGCTCACTGATGAGCGTCCGGAGTACCGCGATGAGCGGGGTCGGGTGCGTCATCCGTCGGTAGTGGATGGGATTGACACCGGACAATGGTGGCATGGTACGCTGGCCCCTGTTCCGGTCCATTACGAGTGAGACGAGACGATCATGACGAATCGACAGATCGGTGAGCCCATCACCACACCCGACGGCAACACCTACACCGTGAACATCGAGACCTGGGCGAACGAGGCACCCGAGTGCATCACCATCGAGGGCTACGCGTGCCTGGTGGCCTTCGATCCCGGTAGTCGCAGTGGCCGGGCGGCGATCCGGCGTCTACAGGCCAACCTCACCTTGGCCCTGGCTGCGCACGACGAGGCAGCGAATGAGATTTACGCTGGCCTGAAGGTCGGCGACGACACTGCCCGCGTCCGCGTTGTCGCTCCAGACGAAGCCCAGTGCACGTACCCGTTGGGTGACCACCAGTGCCACCGGGTTGAGCACGACGACGGCCATCATGTCGCGGTCGACGGTGATACTTACCAGGTCATAGCGGTGGCCCATGCTTGATCCGCTGGTGATCGAGGGTCGCGGGGTCGACCCCTACGTGCGCGATGGTTGCCTCGACGTCGAGGCGCTCATGGCGGTCGCGCGGGAATGGCACGAGTACGGGATGGCGCGCGGAATGTCGCGGCAGACTTTCAAGCGGCGCACCGAGTGGCGTCGCACCGCCCGCGAGCTCGCCGATCGACTGGGGAGGCAGCTGTGAGCCAGCCGGCCGCCGGGAAGTACCGCTACGGGACGCGGGAGTTCCGGGTTCGCTACCAGTTGGTCGCCGAGATGAACACCGTCGGTGGCGGCTGGACTGTGCTGCCGGCGCATCTCGTCAAAGGACTACTCGACAAGATCAAGACGGGGGAGGCGGTTAGGGATGAGGAAGCCACCTGAGCCGCCAGCCCGCGTGTGGTCACTGTGGCAGGGTCAGTGGTGGCCGGTCGACTCTGGGGCGACCCTGGAGGAGATGGTGGCCAGCGCGGCGGCCCGCCAGGCGTTCGTCACCGCACCGTTGGCGTCACCGACTTTGGTGCGCAAGCACGGTGCGGTGACGCTCAACACGGGCGGCCGATTCGTGGCCACGGTGAAAGGGCAGCATCCGGCAGACGTAGTTCAGCAGTAATCCAGTCCCAAGCGGTGTGACGGCGCACAGCGAAGCTAAGGCCTAGCAGGACCCGGTTCGACTCCGGGTGCGGGAGCGCAAGACCTGTTCCGGTCAACCAACTGTGAAGGGAGGTGCTGGCGATGACCGCCGCACCAGTGATCACCGAGGAGACCGCCGACTGGGCGGTGGCATGGCGACTGATGAACCGCAAGGGCCCCGGCCCGCGCCCGGCGACCGTGGCCGAGAGCCGACTGGCCGTATGGCTACTCCTGGACTGCGGGTGTGAGCAGTCCGACATCCGGGAGCGCACCGGGCTGACTAAAGGCGCGGTGTACGAGGTGGTGAAACTGCGCCGCGCCGCCGGCCGGTCGGGTATCTCCCTGGCGCTCGGACTGGCCCCGTCGCGGTATGAGCGGACCATCCTGGGCGTGCCGATGGGGATCACCCGGCCCGGCTCGTGATCATGCGCAGGATGGCCGTCATCGTGTGGGCGTGTTTCGCCTTGCTGGTGTTCGCGTTCGTCGCGGTGGCGGCTTTCTTCGCGGTGTTCGGCAACTGGGTGCTGATGATTCCGGCGGCAGTACTGGTGGGCTGGATGGTGCGCGACGCGTGGCGACTGGACCGGCTTTAGTCGCTGCCGTTGCTGGCTTCGGCGCGGGAACCCTGGTAGGCGCTGAAGTGCCCGACCGAATTGGCGTAGCAGCTGATAAGCCCGATCCAGAGCACGGAGTCGTGCCACCACAGCACGGTGGGGATGATCAGCAGACCCCAGACGCCGGTCATGGTGGCGTGGAAGCGGCGCCACCATTCCACGGGGATGGGTGTCTGGGGTAGGCGCAGCATCTTTGCAGTGTTGACGACAGGTGTGCACACCTGCGCACACCACGCGGGAAGAAAGGAGGTGCAGTGTGATCCAGCTTCGACCTCGCGACGTCCTCGCCCAATACCTCGATCTCGTCGAGATGCTGGGCGACGGCACGTCCACCCCGGTGGCTCGCTACCTCGACGCTGTCGCCCAAATGGACGGTCTCGTCGTCGGCAAGTCTGCGGTCGCGCCCATCCTCGCCCGCAACCTGGGCAACGCTCGACCCTACTGGGTTACCGGGAACATGACCCCCGTCATCGAATCGCGGGCTGCGACCATGCCCGGTATCACCCAGGTCGAAGACGACTGTGCACCACCGCGCCCGTGCGGGTTCGTCGTATTCGAGAACCCGCTGCGCTACAGCGAGCTGCGGGGCCGCCAGCAGATCGTGCACGTCATCGCGTGGGGACCAGGTCTTGACCAGGATCAGCGGCCGGGCTGGCTGGTGCAAACGTTCAACGACCTGTTCCGGGAGCCCGACCAGATCGCCGAAATGATCGACAAACGACTGATGTCCACTCGCGCGCTGGGGCGCTGGCACGGTATCTCCACCTACTGGCTGCCGCGCGGCATGCGGATCGGTCCGGTCACTCTCGAACCGACCGAGGAGGATCTGCGTCGGGTTGCCGAGGATGGTGATTCGGCGTTCATGACGCACAACGTGCGCCGCGATGTGCTCGCCTTGTGGGAGATGTTGAACGAGACCCTGTCGACGCACACTGTGGAGCACGCGGACCGGGCGATGGGCCGGCGGATGGCTCGACGCAAGCTGTCCACCGAGGTCACGGTGATCACGCTGCGCCGGCAGTCGCAGCCGGTGCGGTTCCCTGGTTCGGGCACGTCGCCGTCGTACCGGCAGTGGATTCCGGGGGTGCGGCGGCGCTACTGGATCGGTTCGGGCGCGGATCGCCATCAGGAGTGGCGTACGACGCGGGGTTACTGGTGGCCGGGTGATGAGCGGTTGCCGATCAAGGATGGGCCGAAGGTGAACCGACTAGCCCGCTAACCCTGGTAACGTCGGTGGTGTTCCGGTCGATATACGGAGTGTTCCGACCACACACCGCCCAGGGAGACCCCAGTGACAACCGCGCTCGCCACCGACGCCCTCACCGAGGACACCGACAGCGCGGGCACCGTGGCATGGGCATTCACCGTCAATGCCACTATCGCGGTCGCTAAGACCGGCGTCGCCGTGGCCACCGGCTCGGCCGCCATGATGGCCGAGGCCCTGCACTCCTACGCCGACATCGCCACCGAGGTCTTGCTCGGTATCGGTGTGTGGCACGGCCGGCGCCGTGACCGGGCCCGCTACTTCTGGGCGCTGTGCGCCAGCATCTACATGTTCGCCGCTGGCGGCATGTACGCCGCCTGGGAGGGCGTGAGCTCGATCCTGAGCCCGGAGGCCGTCAAGGGCGCCGCATGGACCGCGCTGGTCGTGCTCGCCGTCTCCGCCGCACTGGAGTCCACCTCGTGCCGCAAGGCACTGGGTGAGCTGGCGGCGTCCCGCAACGGTGTGCCGTGGCTGACCTACTGGCGCACGACCACCAACACCACGGCGAAGACCGTGGTGGCCGAGGACGGTGCGGACATTCTGGGCTGCGTGCTCGCTGCTGCGGGTGTCGTGCTGCGGTTGGTGACGGGCTCGACGGCCTGGGAGGGTCTGGCCGCTGTGCTGGTCGCCGTGGTGATGCTCGGTGTGGCTTACGAGCTGGGTAGCCAGAACCTGAGGCTGCTCACCGCCAGTGAGTGACGTTCACGGGCTGGCGGGTTGCGGTTGCGCGGCCCGCCAATGCCCGGTAACGTCTGTGGTGTTCCGGTACTACGAGCTACGGAGATCGCTATGAGCCTCATCGGGCACCGCACCCACTACCAGGGCTACGCCAGCGTCACCGGCCTGATCGTCGGCACGTACGGCCCGAAGGCCTGCCGCGTGCGCTGGGATGACCCGCTGATGGGGACCTGCCGCGAGTTGACCGACTACCTGGTGATCCTGCCGGAGACCGAGACGGTTGACGACGGTCTCCTCGACGGCGACCCCGACCCGATCCGCTAACTCACTTTCTCGAAGGGTCGCCATGAAAGATTATGACGTCCGCTATCACCGCAACCTCGACAAGATCCATCGTAGAGCTCAGCGCGACCTCACAATTCTGGCCGCTCTAGTGCTTGCGGGAGAGGTCGTGTTGTGGGGACTGGGCGGCTCCATTGCGGAGCTCTGTGTTATCGGGGCGACACTGGCGATTTGGGTGGCATTCATTCTCTATGAGAACTCTCAGCACCGTCGATACAAGAGATTCTGACCGTACTTTTCATCCCGACCACAGACAAGGACAGGGCAATGGAATCCGGATCCGCGTAGGAGGCACCGTCGAGGTCGACGTCGCCGGCTGGGACGCCGAGTACGGCACCGGGCACAACGCCAACGCCGTCGCCAGCGACGTACGGGCGCATCTCGCCCTGGACAACCTGATCCCTGAGCACCTCAGCGGCATCGTAAGGAAGGCTGAGAAGCCGTAGCGGGGTGTCCTCTAGCCCTTGCGGGAGTGTCCGACCGCGCCACCGAGGATCGTGAGCACGAACAGCACCGCGCCCACGATGAACAGCCAGAACAGGGCTTTGACCGTGAGGCCGATGATGGCCAACGCAGCCCAGAGCACCAATAGCACGATGACGAGTCCGATCATCCGCGCAGCGTAGCGCCCGGTACCCGCAAGGGGCCGGGCGTTGTCGCGTCGGCGTGGCGAACCCGATGCTTGACGCCACACCCGGGGTACGTGGTAGGCTCTGCCTTGTTCCGGTCCGATACCGAGTTTAGGAGAGTCCCCCGTGTCTAGCGCACTCGCAACCCGCCCCGTCCCCCGTCCCGTCGTCGAGGTCCAGGAGCGCCGTCGGTCTTCCGCCGCCGGCTCGCACCGTGGCCAGCGTCGCGGCCGTAGCGCCGTCCGCTCCGCCGCCGTCCTGGCCAGCATCATCGAGTGCGGCGAGGACTGGTGACCATGTTCTTCCTCGTCACCGTCAAACTGCCCCGCAACCCCGCCCACAATCCGCGTGCCAAAGTCACCGGGGCCTGCCCGCTCGCCCCGGAAGTGCAGTGCACCGACGTCACCGGCGAGCACCACACCTACCTCGCCATGGCCAACGACGAGGCCGCCGCCCGCGAACAGGCGCAGCGCGAATACGGGCACGTCACCAGGATCGAAACGATCCCCGACTCAGGAGGGGGCACGCGCGACGATCTTGCTTGCCTACTGCGCATCATCGCCGACGGCCGCGAGGAGTACATCACCAGCAATACCCCCGACGCGCAACGCGACATTCTGCGCACCGAGGCCGCCGCGTTCCGCTCCGCCGCCATCATCGTCGAGGGCGACACGTCCGGGCTGTGGCGCCTACTGCCCACCTGGCGACTCGACGCCGAGGCCGAACAGCTAGCCCAGCTGTGCGACCGCCTGGACGGCAAGTCCGAGCCCGAGCTCGAAGTCACCGACGCCATGGTCGAAGCCGCCCACGCTGTCTATCAGCAGGCGTACGAATCATGGCGCCAAGCCGGTGACGGGCCAGACATCCTCACCACCCTGCGCGACGCCATCAGGGCCGCTCTCGAAGCTCAGGAAGGGTGACCATGTCCGGCCGTCAATCTCTCAAGGACGCGGGACGCGGACTGCTCGTCTGGCTGCGCAAGCCCGCGTCCCCCTGGTTCGTCGGCATCGGCATTCTGATCTTCATCGTTCTCGGTGCCATCGCCGCCACCACCGGCAAGCCATGGTCGGCGGCCTTCTGCGGATTCGTCGTCGGCTACGCCTTCATCTGCGACATCATCCCCGCGATCAGAAAGTCGAACGGGTCATGAAAAAGATCACCGCCTACGGTTACCGCGACCCCGGCAACGCGTTCCTGCCCCGCGACGTGCTCGCCGCCTTAGGACGGCCACCGCACGTCAAGCAAGGCTCTCTGATCGTGTTCGCCACATCCGCGACCGACGCGTGGCGCCAGCTGGGCCGGCTCGACATGGCCCCGTCCAGTTCCCGTCGTCTTGGACCGGTCACCGGCCCGCGTGTGAGGGCTCTGGTCAGTGCCGGGCTCGATCACCTGCACGCCACTTACGCCATGCCTGAGGTCGGGGGCGATCTAGTGGTGATCATGATGCCGCTGAACGGTGACAACCCGAGAGTGGTCAATCACATCGGCCAAATCCACCAGGGCGTGTTCCTCAGTGTTCACGTTGAGCCGACCGAGCCGGCAGTGACCCCTGACATGGTCACTGCCGCGCTGCGTGTCGCTGCCAATCACGAGGGCTTCGCACTGGTGTTGAACCGGGGCGTTTTCCAAGAGATCATCGCCGCCGCGCTGAAAGCGAGGGACGAATCATGAAACGCTCCAAGCCGATTGACCAATTCCGCACCGAACTCAGTGCGGCGCTCGGCGACGCCCTGAATGCCAAGACCGACTCCCGCCGGGCAATGATCGCCGACGCTGTTGCGAAAGTCACCGAAGGGTGGAGCGTCAAACGCAACACTGACTATCTGCGCGACTCCCAGGGCCTGGTCAACGGCGCCAACGTGCACCGGGAGGTCGACGGCGACGCTGTCGAGGGTGCGTACTTCGACATTCGCACCACCTGGACACCGCTGGAAGCGCAGGAGGTCGCCGAACGCGCCGAGATCGTGGCCGCCCGGCGTTGGGCGTTCGAGGCCAGCTTCTATGACGACGACCAGGTCGACCAGGTTGACGAGCTCGGCCCGCCACCGGCGCGGGTCGGCATATCGGACCTGCTTAAGCAGTCGCACTGGTGGCGCGCCCGGATCCAGTCCGATAATCCCGCAACCGAGCCGATCCGACTCGCCGACATGACCCACTCGCACCGCCTGGCTTTGCTCGACTTCCTGCGCCGTCGGGCGGAGCAGTTGAAGCTGCGGGAGGACTGGTCGTACGCGTCTACCTCTGGCCCGAGCGGAGACATGGCCCGCGACGCGTTCGAGGCTGAATGCGAGCGGCAGTGGGACACGCCGGACGTCGAATGGCTGGAAGACCAGCCGCTGGTTCGTGCCCTCGTGCGCTGGACAACGCCATGGGGTGAGTCGCCGTTGACCTGGCGGCCGATGGAATCGGCGCCCAGTGATCGGGAGATCGTTGTCCGGCACCCCCTTTCGGAGGATGAGGAGATCCATCTTCAGTTCGTCTACCAGGAGTGGTGCCGGATCCATGACAACGGCAGCTTGAGTTTGCCGCCGTTGTGGTTCGCGAAAAGCGGGGTTGAGTGGCGCGAGCTGCGCCCCGAGGAGGGGCCACGTCCTGCGTCCTCCGCTCACGAGGCTGGGATCTGCGACCCCGACGACTGCACGGAATGCGAACCGCACTAGAGGGAATGGACTAACTAATGCGACTCATGGACCTCGATCCTAAGACTGTCGCCGCGCTGCCCCGCCGAGTGCGGTGGTTGTTCGGCAAAGGTGATCAAGACGTGTTTTTCGACCACAACCTGCGTCCGCACACTGTGGAAGGCGGTGTCGGCGGTACTTCGGTGCGCGGCACCTACGCCCGTGTGTGGATCAAGGGATACAGCAAGGCTGGCGACTGGCTAACCACCCGCAGTCTGCGTTTCGACCTGCACACTGCCCGCGAACTGCACACCGCGCTGGGCAAAGCCATCGAGCAGGCTCAGGTGGATTTAGAAAAAGTGGACGCCCACCGCGCCCCCTGGGAAGTCGAGATGCACTGATGACCGGGATGCGAGCGCCTACTGAGATCCAGGCCATGCGCGACAAGCTGCACGCCCTCACTCTGACCGAAAGTCGGCACGGCACCAGCGCCGTATCGGTCTACACAGTCCTGGACTGGGCATGCGACACCATCGTGCCCGACACTGCGATCCTGGACCTGATCGTTGACTCGGATGACGACGACACCGAACTGCGGCTACCTGAGGAGATCCTCGACGCGTTCGTTGACGCGTTCGACGCGACCACCGACAAGACCCGCGCCCAGCAGTACCTGGGTGGCCTCACCCCGGAAGCGTTGACCGAGCTGGGTGCAGCGGCGCGGCGCCTGGACCGCCTGTGCAAGGCCGAAGCGAAGCATCGGAGGCCGTCATGCGACACAAAGTGACCCTGCGGCAAGAGCTGGAGGTGACGGTCGTGATCGAAGCACCGCATGATGCGACCTACGAACAGCTCGCCGAGCTCGCACTGGCGAAAGTCGACGAGGGCGAGACGTGCTTCGAGTGCACCGGGGTCGAGACGACTACCGGACCACCCGATGACGGGCCACCGATCGACGGCTCCAATAAAGATCGTTGGCACGCCTATGCGTACTCACGGATGCACGGAGAGAAGTCATGACCGACCAGTGCCGCACCTTCACCACCGGTGACCCCGAACCCGGCCCCGAGATCACCGCCGTACGCGACCGCGACCTCGACCTGTGGCGCCGCGTACCGGACGGCTGGATCTGCCGGCGCCCCGACGCCGCGCCCGCCGCTTGGTCCGCTGTGCTCGGTATCGGCGCCCCGCTGATCGACTGCTCATCGGAGTTCGCCGCCCAGGACTACCTCGACGAGAGCCTCGACCATCTCCCGACCCCGAAATATCGGACGTTCGCCCAGGCGCAGGCCGCCGGCTTCCCCGACGAGTACGGGTGCCGCACAGTGCCCCGTGACGATTATTGTCCGACTTTCCCCCTCCAATATCCGGCTCGGATATTCCGTCGCGACATCGAAGCGCAGCGCGAACTGATCAGTCAGCGAATCACCGACGCCTACGGCGTGCCTGCCGAGTCCTCGTTGGGGTGGCGGGTCACGTCGGAACCGGGTGGATCCGACCAGGTCCAGGACTGGCTGGCCCAGCTCGATGAGAGCATCCGGAACTTCCAGGCCCGCTTCCGCCCACCCCGGTCCGGCGAAGTACCCGTTGACGAGTCCGAAGATGTCTTTACTTTGCCGGCCAATGAGCAGTTCGTGGTCCGTTTGTATTCGGATGAGATGAGAGCGGCAGTCGAGACGAGAGCGGCAGCTGAGCAGGCCGCCGTGTGGAGCACGCACGCGTGGTCACAGCCGACGTGGCGGGGCATCGAGAATGTGCCGTCACCTGACAGCGGCGACCAGCTGGCATGGCTCGACGAGGCGGTCCCGGACTTCGGACCGGCCACCCTGCACCAGGTTCTTGCTAACGTCGAGACTCAACCCCTGGAGCGCGACCTCGACTACAGCGCGGCGCTGAACACGGCGATCGCGCGTGGCTGGGTCAAGATTGATCGCGGGGGTCGCTGGCGCAGGCGCCGTGTGCGGTTGACGGAGCTCGGCAAAAGGCAGCTCCGCAGACTACGCGGCACGTGATAGTCTAAGACCTGTTCCGGTCACCCTTCGATGAGACGAGACATCCATGCCCACACCAGACCCCGTCGACCATCCATCCCCGCTGACCCTGGCACCCGACCCGGTCGAGCAGTACCCGGAACCCTCGGCATGGAATCCCCGGGCCAACCCAGAGAACTACATCGCCGCCCTCTATGTACTCACTCCGGCCGCCATCATCGCGATCCTGATCTACCACCTGTTCGGCATCGCCATGTACGTCGAACAGATCCAGCAGCAATGGTTCGGCCGCTGGGCCTCGGTGCTCGACGTGATCACGTGGTTCAGCGCCGGACTGGCCGTCTGCGGTCTCGGTGCCACTGGGCGCTTGAAGCGCGCGCACCGGCATCTTCAGCGCGCGCACGCCCGTAGGGACGTGCGGTCATGAACATGGTCACCTCGGCGCTGTATGACTTCGTTTCCGGCATCGGCGCCTTCATGATGATCTTCGTTTTGATCGCGATCACCGTGTGGTTCGGCTACGCCTACTTCCTGGACCGCTGGGGCAGCTTCCACCCGCACATCACCGAGCACTCCGTGGACCTACTGCGCTGGCTGGCCTGGGCCGCGACCATCTTCCAGCTGTACCACCTCTACGAACACTGGGAGCAGGTCAAAGCCTGGTGGGCCAACCCGCACGCCGCACCGTGGATGTCGTGGCTGTTTCAGTTCTCCGATCACGGGTTCGCCGCCATCACCGGGCACTCCGGCGACATGGCCGTCGGCATGGAGCTCACCCACTTCGTCGGCAACTGGATCTTCTTCCTAGGGGTGTGCGCCTGGTACCAGCGCACCGACAACCGCTGGATCCGCTGGGCCTTCCAGCTTCAGGCCTTCCACATGGTCGAGCACGTGTGCCTCACCGCGACCATGCTGATCTGGCACCATCCGGTCGGCGTGTCCACCCTGTTCGGTTTCGCCCCCTACCTGATGCCCGACTGGGTTGCCGCCAGCTACCGCGTCTGGTGGCACTTCTCGATGAACCTCGCCGCCACCGCGCTCGTGCTCGCCGGTATCGCCACCTCGATCCATCGGCGTCGGGCCGAGTCCTTGGAGATGGCCGCATGAACCCTTGGAGCCCACTCGCCCGGTTCGCCGCCATCGGCCTACCCACCTGCATATTCATCGCCCTCGTGCTCAGTGACAACGGCATGCACAATCTCGCTGCCCGTTGCCTGGTCAGCGCAATCGTTCTGTCCGCTATCGCTCTTGCCCTGAACACCAATCCAGGAAGGTAAGGACCAGCCATGACATCGAAACGACCACCCGTCCGAGGATCGAAGGCCGGATGGGTTGCCCTGGCGGTGGGGATCATCGCCGCCGCGCTGACGCTCCACATCAGTGGGCAGTACCGGTATCCCGCTGGCGGGCAGGCGATCAGCATTGTCACGGTCTCCGTCTACCACCTGATCGGTTTCCAGTTCGGTGGCCCCGACTGGGGGCCGTACATTCCGTTGAGCTGGCTCAACCCGCTCTAGGAGCGCCCGATGTTCGTACCCGCAGATCCTGGCGCCTTCGCCGTCGTGTTCATCGCCCTCTATGTCGCGCACGGGCTCGCCGACCACTGGCTGCAAACCGACTACCAGGCCGCCACGAAAGGCAAGCCCGGACGCTTAGGCGCCGCCGCGTGCGGGACGCACGTCGGGGTCTACATCATGACCGCCGCCGCGTTCCTGCTCGCGATCAGCGCGGTCTGCGGTCTCCAGTTGACGGTGGCCGGCGTGCTCGCCGGGCAGGCAGTCAGCGGGGTAACCCACTACTGGGCCGATCGGCGGTTCACTTTGGCCCGATTCTGCGATCGGCTCGGCAAGGGCAGCTTCTACCGGCTCGGTATGCCGCGCCCGGTGCGGGCAGCGAGATTCACCGATACTCACGGCCGGGAGTCGGTGCAGTTGCGGCTCGCTGTCGACGCGGAGACGGCCCCAGTGTCCTGGGACAATCCGTCCCTAGGCACCGGTGCCTACGTGCTTGATCAGTGGTGGCACATCTTCTGGCTGTTCGTCGCGGCCATCGTGACCGTGATCCTCTGAAAGGCGAGGCAATGTTCTACACAGTGAGAGCACTCCAGCTCCGCATCCGGTGCTGCGGGCTCATCATGCACCTCAAGTCCCCCACTGACCTTGCATGGTACAGCGCCCACCGCAATCAACACCGGGCCGCCTGGTGGCTCGCTCTGCTCGCGAGGATCCCTGGCAAGGCGGGGGAGGTCATCGGCCTGGTGCTGTTGCGCTGGGAGGGGTCACCGGACTACCTCACTCTGCGGGCACTGCGGGTCGCCGTGCGTTGCACACCGGACGCCTTTTGCGTGGCCTGCCGGGACGGTGCACTGTGACCGGTTTCGAGCAGATCCGCGCTGAAGTCGAAGCGGAGACCACGGTGCTGTGGTGCCTGCACCTCGTCGGTGAGCCTGCCGCGCCGTGCAGTCGCATCGCCTCCCGTACCGCTGTGGGCGTGCGGGAGATTGAGCGACTGATGGGCGAGCTTCGGCAGTTGATCCTCCAGCGCCGCGAGCCCTACACACCGTCCCGGGCGCTGCGGAAAGTGGCGCTGTACGCGACCCCGGACGTGCTCGCTACTTTCCCTGGTGAGCTGTCGGAGCTGCTGGCTCTCGGTGAGCCGGTCGGCGTAACCCTGTTCACTCCTGGGGTTGCGCTGTGACCGAGGGCCCGCTCGATGTGGTGGCGATCCTGCGAGCGGTCGCCGCCGGCCGCGAGGAGTACGCCGACCGCCTGCCCGAGACGGGCCCGATGGCCGAGGCACGGACGATCCTCATGGTGGAGGCCGCCGCGTACCGGGCGGCGGCGCGCATCGCCGACGGGGACGTGTCGAGCCTGTGGAGCCTGTTGCCGTCGTGGCGCTGGACACCCGACATGATGCCTGGTACCGTGGGCGATGTTCCGGTATCCGAGTGAGAGGCCCATCATGGCCGCCAAACTGCGACATAATCACCCCAACAATGACTTCGGCGCCCTAGAGGCCCCCGGCGACTGTCCCCGCTGCGATCAACGCCGCGACGAGCTCAACGCCGAAGGCCGCACCCAGCACAACCACGCCGGTCCGTTCGGCTTCCGCCGCGTCACCGACTGCCCTCGCTGCATCGAGCTCGACGACGGCGACGCACCCCGCGAGGGTTTCGGCCAGAGCCGGGCGGAGAAAGACGCCCGGCTCTCTCGCGAGATGAAGGCACACTTCGCGGACCCGAACAGCAAGTGCAACCACATCACTTGTTTCGACTGGTGACCGCCATGAATGACGAACAGTTCGCCCGCCTCGGTGTTCACACCACGTTCCGGCCCATCATGATCCCCACCGACCTCGAAGGAAACCCGGCCATGACTTACGTAGCCGCATACACGCCCACCGCCACGCCCCTCATCTCCCGTCCCGAGCTCGCCCACGGCTGGAATTGGGCACCCGGCACCTACCGCTGCGACCAGGGCTGGAATGACACCGCTGGACACTCCTACGGCTGCCGCGCCCCCGGCGCCCGCGAGGTCGGCGACGAATGGCTCTGCGAGTTCCACGCGCAGCGCGTCGAAGCACAGATCTCCGACGACATCGTTATCGCGGGCTGCCCCGAATGCCGCGCCGAGGCTGGCCTCGAAGGCCGCGACTACGCCCCCGCCCAGTGGTACTTCTGCCCCACCTGCGGAACCGAGTGGGCGCAGGACACCATGCCCCGCGACTGGCGCCCCGCCGACGTCGCCTTCAGCATGGCCACCCTCGCTGCCCTACTCACCTTCCTGGTGTTCGTCATCTACCTGTGGTTCCGCGATGTCCTGGGCCACGCCACCTACGATCCCGCCGGTCACCTGAACTTCCGGGCACACGACCTCGTCACTCTCGGTGTCGCCCTCGTGTGCTGGCTGATCGCCGTCGTTCTTATCGCTCAGGCCGCCAATGCCGTCACCGGCGGCCTGGCCCGGATCGTGCACTTCGTCCGGGGAACCGAGAGCTGGGAAGCATGAGAATCCTCGCCCGGATCTTTGCCCTGCCCATCGCGATCGCCGTGTGGGTTGCTGTCGTGCTGACTTTGCCCGCATTCGTGCTGTTCGTGGTGTTCTTTATTTTCGGCTATCCGTCGACCGCGTTCACTTACGCTGCCGTGGTCTGCGCCGCCTGGGCCTACCTCGAACACCGGCAGCTGCGGCGCGGTGCACGCCGGTTGGCCCGCGTCCCGAGGAGACGATAATGGCCCGAGCATCCGTCGCCGTCCTTTTCCCTGACGGCACCATCCGGTACGGCCTTTACATCGGCAGCAGTGACCGCCTCCTGCCCCGGCTGTTCGCCACCATGACAGAACCCTGGGACGCGGACAACGCTTCCGGCAACCGTTCCGACCACTGGAGCCTCCCCGACGACGTCGCCCCCGGCAGCGGTGAGCCGGTCACCATCTACTGCGACTACGGCGACGGCACCACCTGGCCCGGCACCGCCACCCGCGACTACATCACCAGCGAACTGTTCTACACCGATGTTGAAGGCGATGAGGACTGCCACTTCCACCCACCAGAGTGGGTGAGATGGGCATGAGCCGCTACCCGACCAATTTCACTGAGGCCAACGCCCTGCTCGCTGTGATCGAGGGCGATATCGACACCGCCCGGGAGATCATCGCCACCATGCTCCCCGGTGAGCGTCGCGCGCTGACCACTCAGGCATACGTGCTCGCTGACCTACTCAAGGAACGCGACCGCTTCATGAGCATCGTCAACAGTCCGTGCCGCTGGTACCGCAACTGCACCGATCCGGTCATCGGCTACTACACCTGTCGCGGCAGCCACTACGGCATCTGCGAACGCCACGCCCCTGCGGCTCACAGCTCTGACCTCACCGTCCACGACCTGCCGAAAGAGGTGACGCTATGAGTAACCCCGTTCTCGACATCCTGGCCGCCTATGGCCTGTCCAACGGTCCTGCCGAGTACGTCCCGACCGGCGAACGTATCCCCATGGAGCGTTGGGGGAAGGACCACTGGTCGACGCTGGCCTACCTGGAGGTCCGCATCGTCGACCACCACGGCAAGCTCAGCCACGACCACATGCGCTGCCACGGTGATCGCCACCCGGCCATGCTGCTCGCCAAACGCCGCGCCAACATTTTCGGCTGTGGGGATGGCCGCGCCTACCCCACCCGCCTCAGGGACGGTGAAGCCGAACACCACGACGACTACGACTGCCTCGACGACATGATCGCCGAAGGGTTGGTCACCGTCACCATGCCGCAGCCACCCGCAGGCACCTTGATCACCGGACTAGTCGAAGCCGAGCTGATGACCCGCGCCACCTACGCCCTCACCGACGTCGGACGCCGCATCGCCGCTGCGCTACGCGAGCACAAGGGCGCCGGACACGGATGGGGCACCTTTGACCCCGAAGCGACGGTGACGCTGTGAGCACCGACCCGCCCGCAGTCCGCTGGGTACCCGAAGGTGAGCACTCCGGGGTCTACATCTACTGCCCCGCCTTGAGCGGTCGCTGGCGCCGCACCCTGGCCGACCACCGAGGTGTGCACGACTGGACCGTGGAAGCGCCTCCACTGGGCAGTCAAGCCCTCTACGACTACGACACCGTGGCAACGCTGCTCGACGACTACCGCGACACGCTGCTCCAGCATCAGGAAGCGATCCGAGAGGACGGCGACCGGAGTGACGCGCATGAGTCAGCGAAGGCCGAAGTGCTGGCCGAGCTGCGCGACTCGGAGGAGTACTGCGTAGCGTGCGCCGACCGGCGGTACGGCGAAACACAAGCAGACCCGGAAGCGGTCGTGACCCTGTGGCACGACTACCGCTTCCGCACTCCAGAGTTCCGGCTGCACCGCTACAGCGACTGCCGGCACGAGCTATCGGGCACGATCGAGGCCCGGGTCCGCGAGTCGGAATGCTCCGTGGGCGACTACGCCGTGGCCCCTGAGTTCCCCTTCACCGTCCTGGGCGACATGTGCCAAACCTGCCAGGACCGCCACAAGGCGACCCGGTAACAGGTGTCCCCGCGTGACACCAGACGAATTTATCGCTGCTATTGAGCAAGCCCAGCAGCTGACCGCAGACCAGCTCCGCGAAGCCTGCCTCGGTGAGGCCATGGAGTATCGCTGCGTCTGTGGGCGACCTCACGAGGGGGCAGTCAGCGGTTACATCTTCGTGGGTGATACACCATTCGGCGTGTGTGATCGACACACGGCTCCAGCCGTAGAGGCTGGTTACGTACGCCGCTTTTTCGATGGCGGCGACCGGTAACAGCCCGCGACCAGCGGCGATACTCCTAGTGTTCCGGTCAACTCTAGGAGGAGTTCATGATCTACCTGCTCAACGGCCTGTTGACGGCAATGGCTGTGGCCGCTGCCCTAGTCTTCCTCGGCATGCTGGTCGTGCCGCTGGTCCTCATCGCTGTCGCTGTCGCACTGGTCAAGGTGGCCCGGTCATGACCGACGACATCACCGATCGGGCCCTGCGCGACCGGCTCGACCCCCTCATCTCCGACGACGCCCTGCTCGACGACCCGGCTGCGCACGCCGGGCGCGACGAGTTGGCCACTCTGCTCGCCGGCTGGCGCGCTGAGATCGACGCCGTACCGCACCCCGCACTGCTCGACGTCGCCGCGAACCAGGAAGCGTCTCAGCCGAGCCCGTGGTTGGCCATCCTGATCGCCGTCCTGCTGGTGCTGGCGGGCGCTCTGGGCGGCGTCCTGGGGATTTGGATCGCCCTGCGCTAATTCCGCTGTACCATCAGCCACGACAGTGGTAGCCTGGCTTGTGTTCCGGTCCATGATGTGAGGAGACTTCTGCCATGCCCGACGTCACGCTCACCAACCCTCGCTATAAGCGGGAGCTCACCGCCGACCTCGTCGACGCGCCACCTGTTCACAGGCTCTACGGATTGGCCATGTTCCGGCCCGACGCTATCTGCATCGAATACCGATTCGACGCGGGCGACTGGTCCGCCGAGCAGGTCGCGATCTTCGGCCCCCGACGGTGGAAAGACGGTACCGACGGACTAGGTCGATGTGAGAACACCTACTGGCCCGGTGGTGTCGGTGATTCGCTGCCCGAGTGGCTCCAGACCCTCGTCACCCAGCACACCCCGAAGGATCTGCCATGAACATTCCCGCCCGACTCAAAGCCCTCCTACTAGCCCTGATCGCCGTCGCCGTCATCGCCCCCTCGGCCGCCGCATGCGACTCCGCCACCAACGATGACCAGACCATCGCGCCCACCGCGTTCACCAACCCCACCACCGGTGAGAAGTGCGCCCCCTGGGTGAACAACCCGCACGAGACCGACGGGTCGGGCCTGCGGGCCTGCGACTTCGCCATGCCCACCACCCAGCCAGTACGCCAAACGGGCATGAGCGACGCGGACTGGTTCGCCCTCGGTGCCATGTTCCGCTTCGGCCTGGGTCACTCGGACTACTACTACAGCGACGGCTACTACTACCGGCATATCGGGCCCGCGTGGTCGCGCTACCCCGGCACCTACTACGGGTACGGCCACGCACCGGTCACCCGGATCACGACCGTGAACAACTATCACACCACCGTTGTGCAGCCCACCAATACTAAATACGCGGCACAAGAGAAGGCGGCAGCGGCCAACCCGAAGACCGGCGGCTACAAGACCGCCAGTGGCAAGACCTACACCGGCGCCACCGCACCTAAGTCCGCATTCAAGGGCACCAACGTCACGCCTGGTTCGGCGGCCGGCGACGCACCGACCAGCAAGCCCGGCACGACCACCCCGAAGACCAAGAACAGCAATACCAGTCCCGGTATTGATAAGACCTACACCGGGGGAAGCAAGTCCTACACCGGATCCAGTTCCGGATCGAGCAGTGGTCGCTCAGGTGGCAGTAGCGGTAGCAGTGGTCGCTCCGGCGGTTCTAGCGGCGGCCGGCGATGAGTTACCCCGTGACCCTGTGCTGCCTGCTCGCCGACCTCACCAGAGAGTGGCAGGCCTGGCAGACCGCGTTCTATCAGGTGGAGCTCGCCGAGCTCGACGCCGCCGTGGCGCAAGAGTTCGTCGAGCTCCAGGTCGACCGGGAGGGCCTGGCCATCGGCCAGTTCACCACTGATGTCCTGCTCTGCACCATGCACCACGGGCACGACATCACCCGCGCGCCTCGTCTGGACTACGCCGACCAGGAAGTCGACGAGGCCGAGGAGATCCGCCGCTACCCCGAAGCCAGCCTATGGACGGTGTGCGGCATGTTCATAGGCAACGGGCAGTGCTACTCCGGCCGCTGGCACGCCCACGGGCCCCGGCAGGCCTACGGCATGGCTTTCAACCACTACCAGCGCACCGACGGCCGCTACCTCGTCGTCTCCTGCGTGCACCCCGGTGAGCAGCCCCGTGCCGAGGAGTCGCCTACGTTCGCTGATGCCACCTGCAAGACCGAGGAGGCCATGATGTCGCGACTCAACGAACTGACTACAGGAGGGTCAAGGGAATGACGAACACTGAACGCCCACTCCCACTCTGCGGCGGCTGCCACGAGCCGATAACCGGCGAACACTGGTACCACCACCGCCTTCGCACGCACATCCATGAGGGGGACTGTATGCGCAACGTGAAAGGCGAGGACGTCACCAATCACTGCATGACCTTGATCCAGCCACTGGACAGGCAGACATGAGTGAGCACTGGTCCGGCCTGCCCGGCTTCGAGTACTTCGACGGCGTCCTACGCGCCCATCAGCTCACCAGGGGTGGTGTGCACGAGGCGTCCCACGCGGTTCTCGACGTGCTCGCCGGATTCCAACCCGGCGAGACGCACGTATGGATGGTCGGTGAGGGCGTCGCCGGGGTCACGAAATGCGAGATGGAGAAGATCTCGCCGGAGATGATGCCGGGCTGGCTCATCGCATGCGTCGGTGGGCAGGTCGGTGAGGCCATGTGGCACGTCCTCTATAAGGGGGACGGTTTCGACAAAGCCATGGGTGACGCGGAAGCGGGCGCGACCGGGGATATGAAGATGTTCCGGGACTACGGGGGCCGGCGACCGCCGATCTCGCTGGCAATGGCGCGATCTCGGGCGCAACAGCTGCTCACCCCGAGATGGAAGCTGATCGAGGTGCATGCGGCGCGTTTGGTGCGGGATGGGAGTGCCCCGGCGAGCGCCGTCAAGGTGTGAGTTGCGCACCTACGCGGTACCTGGTAGCGTCTGGGGTGTTCCGGTCCACTGAAGAGGAGACCCCGCCATGACCCGCATCGACCCCGCCGACATCGCCGTCCTCCAGTCCCTTCGCGACGCGCTGATGGCCTGCAACGCTGCCCACACCCAGGATTTCGCCTATCAGTCCGGCGGCGCCTACGGTGAAGTGAGCGACACGTTCCTCCGTGTTGCTGCCAAACTCCTCGGCACCGTCGACGCTCCACGTCTTCTCGACTTGACCATCGAGTGCGGCGAGAACATCGAACACTGCCTCGAACAGATGTACCCCACACCTAAGCTCTACGTCGCACTCCTCGATGAACCCGGCCGGGACACCAGAGCCGTCTGCGTCTTCGCCGATAGTGATGATGCCGCCAATTGGGCGATCAATCTTCACGGCGCCGGCATGCGCTGGTTTGAGGCCGTTGACTACATTCCCGCCAAAGCAGACGCACTCCCCGAAGGCGCCGACGCCAAGATGATCGCCTGGGACCTCTCCGACGCTTTCGCGAAAACCGAAGACGACCACCACCTCGACCTGAGCATGACCGCCATCGAGAAAGCCCTCCCGGCCATCATCGCCGCGATCCGCGCTGCCGAATGACCGCTACCCCTCGATCCTCGGGAGACTGACCATGACCAGAGGCGACAAACCCGCAGACAACGCCGTCCCCGTAGGCGACCACTCCTGGTGGAACCCAGACACCGGAGGCGGATACGAATCCGACGCCGTTATGGCCGAACGCTTGGAGATGACGCGTTGGGAGCTCGCCAACCTTTACCCGGTAAGTGACTGACGTGGCCACGACTTCCCCCATCGGCGAAACCGACTGGATGGCCTACACCCATGCTGTGATCGTGGCAGAGCAACTCAAAGACCCCAACTTCGACCTGACGCAACAGATCGACCTCTGTCATAAGCAGATCGACCAGTGGAGAATGCGACTCGTCGCGCTGGAAAAGCACCTGTCCTACCCACGGGTACTGGTGGTCCTGCATTACAAGCGGTACCGCGAACCCATGACCAGCGACGCGGCTGAGGGGTACACCCTGGAGTACGCCTATCACCTGCTGTACCACATGACCTACGACAACGGCACCGGTGCACCTACCGGGATCGAGGTCGGGGGGTGCATGGTCAGCTGGGATGAGTTGGTGGCCGAGTTCGGGGACTACGACCCGTGGTGACCCGTAATTAAGAACGCTATCCATTCGACCTATAAGGAGACCGACCATGAAAAGCAACTCTGGTGACTACGCCGCCCGGCTAGGAATCTCTTCCCGTCAGGACTGGGCGGACTACTGGAATGCAGCCGGCGATCAGGCGGAAGCTGCCGGCAACACCGACCACGCCGACTACTACCACTACTACGGTGACCAGAATCAGCGCGCCGCCGACAGGGACTGAACAGCACCACCCAGGCGTGCCCGTAGAGATCGTGGAGTGACTGTGAGCGTGACTGAACCACCCAGGACTGTGCCCCACCCCCCGCGTCTGGAGGTGGGGCACAGTCACCTTTGGGAACCGGACTCGCGTCTACTCGCCGTCCTTAGGCACGCGGAACGGATGCTGCTTCGAGCTCCGTGCACGCGGCACCGGGACGCCTGCCTTCATCAGTGCCCACGCCGACGGTTTGAGTACCCGGGCGTTGCCACCGCAGCGGCGGCAGTGGTGGAAGTTGCCCCGTCCGTCCCCCGGTGGCTTGCCCTTGCACTTCTGGCACAGCCGCAACGGGTCGCGCTGCACTTTGACGAACCACCACAGCAGGGCACCGAGGGCGAGCAGGATCAGCCCGCCTGTGCCGCCGCCGGAGCTCTGCTCGGCAACCGCCTGCATGGTAACCATCTGTAACCACTCGTCTCAGTGGGTAGCGGGTCGCTGGTGCCTCCTGGCGACCTCTGGTGAGGGTTGGTGAGGTCTGGTGCCTCCTGGCGACCTCTGGGCACCCCGCGAAGTATCCCTAAGGTGGGAGCTGCGCGGGGTGCCCGACTGGCGAGGTCTGGCGTCCACTGGCGAGTTCGACTCGCCAGTAGGCACCACTACTCAGCGTGAGCGCGGGCGGTGGGAATCTCCGCACCGGGGGCGATCCGGTAGTAGCCCTTCGTCGCTGCCGGCACCAACAGGCCCGCCTCACGAGCCACCCGCAGCTCCTCACTGGCCCACGACGTGGACCGGTGGCACAGTTCCGCGAGCTTGCCCACCCGGATCCCGTCCGAGCCCGCCAAACCGAACACGCGCCAGAACTCGGTCCGTGCCTTCTCCGTCGGCCACTCCGCCATCTCCTCCGCGAAGTCGGCCTGGGCCTTCGCCAGGATCCTCGCGTCCTCCGGTGTGCGCGGCGTCAGCAGCGTCTCGAAGTCGATATCCACACCCGCCGGTACCTGCTCGTTCGTCTCAGTCACCATCTCAGTCACCCTCTCATTCCCGTCCACAGTCACGGTCTCAGTCACCTTTCCCGGACCCGGTTGAGTCACGGTCACAGTCTCATCGAACAGTCCCGCCGTGCCCGGCACGTCGTCATCCTCGGGCACGATCTCGGGCCCCTCGTCCTCCCAGATCTCATCCGCGTCCTCGTCTTCCGGCCGGGGCAGATCCGCTAGCGTCCAACGCTTGCGGTCATCCCACGCGTCTACCCGCACCTTCGTGTTCAGTGGCCGCATCGGGCACTTCGACTCCCAGTACTCCTCCACGATGCCCCGGATCTTGCCCCGGTTGACGTGGCGAACACGCAGTGACATCGGCTTCATCGAACCGCCGTCATTGAGGAAGCAGTGCCCCGCGCCCTTATCGCCTGACGGCTTGTCCGGGAACGTGGCGTCAATGTCGGTGCCCTTAGGCAGGATCACGTACTGGTGTGCCACCCGCTCTACCCGGAAACAGAACCGCCGACCGATGTTGGCCTGGATCTGGCTCGACGCCAACGCCTCCAACGTTGGGTGCTGGGTGGCTAGGCACAACAGGACACCGACACCGGTACCCATCGTGCCGATCTTCCCCACCAGTTCTAGGGCGGTGAAGTTCTCCAGCTTCATGCCGAGGACTTCTTTGACCTCATCGATATAGAGGATGATCAACGGGTGTTTCCTGGACACCCGCCACACGTCCCAGCCTTTCTCGGCCGCGTAGGTCTCTCGCTCCATCATTTCGGCGTCGAGCCATTCCAGCATCGCCGCCTGCTCCTCTTGAGCCTTGGAGTTGCGGCCACAGACCAGCCACTCGAACATCGGCGCCCACGGGCGCAGCGCCATGCCGCCTTTAGCGTCGATACCGAGACGCACCACATCCGTGCACGCCGCAGTTTCGGCGAGCATCAGGTGATACAGGCCGGACTTGCCGGAGCGGGTGATGCCGGCCGCCAGAGTGTGAATACCGCCGTAGCCCTTTGTGTACCAGCAGACCTCACAGTCCTCGCCGTCCTCATAGGGGCCGACGTTCATCGGGTCGGTGATGTGGCGCATGGTGGGCACGGTGAACGGCACCGGTGCCTTACGGGATGCGGCGTTGGTGTTCACCACAATATCGATGGAGCCCGAGTCGATATTCTCGTCTTTGTCCTTCACCGGCATGAGACGCATCTGCCCGTGCGGGATACCGAGCGCGTTCTCCAGTGCCTCGGAGAGGCCCTTGATGCGCGAGATCTGGTAGGTACCCCGGGGCCACGACAAACGCCGGGAGTAGCCCGACTCGGTCGTTTTCTTCGGAGTGATCCATGCTTTCGGGATGCCGATGCTCGCCGCCAGGTCCGGCCATGCCGCCTCATCATCCGACAGTCGGATCTTTGAGCGCACCCGCTGGTCGGTCCAATACCCGCCGCAGCCGACCAGGGTGGCGCACAACCAGCCCACAACGAACGCCCGCCAGTGGTTGGCCGCTAGTGACGTTTCGAGCGCGAAAAACCATGCGGCGGTAGCCACAAAGAACGCCCGATAGAACGCGCGCTGCCCCCGGTCCTTCAGATTCACCGTCGTGAACAGGGCGACGAGTAGCCCGATCCCCACCCACAGGACGGTGTGCGGCCACAACGGCAGGATCAGCGCGTTGACCACGCCGGCCAGCCCGACGACCGTCCCCGTAACGAGCGGGTTGAGCAGGAGACGATTGGCGTTATACCAATCACCCCAGCTCTGCTCCGAGGTGATCGCCGGGGCGTGACCGACGCGCTTAGTCATGGTGGTCTTGCCTTTCCTTTCTTACGCGGTCGCGCCGGCCGGGACACGGCCGTCGGACAGGTAGGTGCGGCCGGGGTCGGGGGTTCCGGCCGCGTAGTGCTCCAGCAGCGCCTTGTACATGGTGGTGATCGCCATGTAGCACTCCATGAAGCCGGCGCCGGCCTGGGCGCAGTTGGTTTCCACCCCGATCAGGGGACGGATGCACTCCGGGTGGAACTGCTTCGCGAGCATCGCCTGCCCGCGTGCCTGAATGGCGGAGGGCATGGCCGAGGCGAACAGCCACTGCATGGAGCGCATGTCGGCTTCCATCTCGGAGTGCGTACCGGGCACGTTCTGCGCCCAGTTGTGCATGGCCTGGGCGATGGCCTGGGCGTGCCCGGACGGGCCACCGCCACCACCCTTGCCGTTGGGACTGGTCATAGCTGGTCCTGCCTTCCTGTTGGGTTGTGTCGCCGGTGGTGTCGCGCCGTTGCTGGTTGCCGGAGCCGGGTTGGGCTGGGTTGCGTTGTCGGTGCCGAGCCTCTTGCCGCCCGGCTGGGTGGTGTTGTCAGCCCGGCTGTCGGTGCCCGCCGTGCGCTCGGCCGACCAGCATTTGTGGGTGGTCGCCTCGTGGTTGCGGATGATCGAGTTGCACTCGGTGCACCGGCCCGCGAAACCGGCGACCAGCGCGGTACGTCGGATCACCGTGTCCGCGACCCGTGCCGGTCGGGTCATGGTGTCTTTGCGGGCCTGGCGGTGGTCGCGCCTCGCCTCTCGGTTGGTGCCCTGGCGCTTGACTTCCTTGCGGGCGACGTCACGCAGCTGGGCCTTCATCTTGGTGAACTTCTCGGGGCTGGACTTGCCCCCGCAGGCGTGCCCGGCGGCGTCTTTGCCGGACATGCGGGCCCCGCAGTTGCCGCAGTGCGCGCTGCCGTACCGCAGGCGTTCGACGCGGGCCTTGAAACGTTCGGCGAACCGCGCCCGACGCGTCTTGATCTTCGGTTCGCGGTTGCCTTTGCGGGCCGCCTTGCGTTCCTTCCAGCCCTCCCGCTCTTTGCGCCACAGTCGCCCTACCCGGCCCTTGCCGAACGGCTTGCGCTTGGTCTTGCTTCCGGTGGACTTGACCCCGGCCGCCTTCAGCGCGGCAGCTAGGGCCTTCTCCAGTGAGGTATCTGTCTTTGTGGCCATCACGCGGCACCCTTGTTCGTGACGTGCGTCCGCACGCCGGCCTTCCATTCGGTCAGGTACTTACGGGCGTAGCCCTTGGACTCGATGTGTCGATCGACCTCAGCGGCGGTGACCTCGTCGAGGCGTCCTGCCTGGGCAATCAGGTAGCGCAGGGCCTTGTCCCGCTTCGGAGACGCCTTCGCCGGGCGCCCCAGCGCGTCCACCGGCCCGGCCGGAGGGTCGGGCACGAGGTGTGGCTTGCTCGGCGCGGTGACCGCGTCGGCGACTCGCTTGCGGGCGGCCTGCTCACGTTCGGCGGCGTGCGCCGCTTGCTTGCGGATGTCTGCGATCTGTTGCGCGTGATTGAGTTCGTCGAGACGGCGCTGTTCGTCGGCGCTGGCCTGGAGGGCGAGGGCTTGACGTTGCGCATCGAGCTCGGCCGTAGCGGTCTGCGCAGCGATGGCCGCCTCTGCTGCCTCGGCGGCTGCGCGGGATTCCTGCGCCCCGGCTAGTGACCGGATGTGCCACAGCAGTCCGCCCATGATCGCGGGGAGGATGGCGACGGTGAAGATCACGACTGCGCTCGGCGTGAGGTGGACGGGCAGCACGTGGTAGATGCCCGACACCAGGGCGTCGAGGGTGATCGCGAACCAGGAGAGGTATTTGGCCAGCGCGCGGGTGTGGCGGTCGAGCTTGTGCTGGAGCGCCAGCCGGGTCGAGGCGATCATCACGCCCGTGGTCGACAGAGCGGGAATCCAAGCCACCCACGAGGGGATGCCGCACGCGGCGGCGAGTAGGAAGACGTGCACCGCGCCCCACGGCAACAGGGGAGCGACCGCGACGGCGACACCGGTGCGGGTCCAACGATCGAGTAGGCGCGCATCAGTCGCGTGGCTGACGGACTGATGCGCGCCCATCGGCGTCTCCTCTCTCTCGTTGGTGGCGCCTGCCAGGCGCGGAAGCCAGTTCACCCGCCCGGCAGGCGCGGTTTGATCAGAGTACACCCTGCTGTACGTACAGCGGTATAGGTGGATAGCTGCACAGCTGCGCTATGATGCACCCGTGCCATTGGACCTAGAGACAGTGCGGGCGCGGGTAAACCCGTACGACGAAACCGGCGGGGCGCTGTATCAGCAGCTCGCGACGGTGCTGCGGGACGCCATCGCGTCCGGCGACCTGGGTCCGCACGAGGCGCTACCGGCCGAGGCTGATCTCGCTGAGGCATCCGGGCTGCACCGCAACACCGTGCGCCACGCGCTGTCCACCCTGGTCGCTGAAGGCCTACTCGTTAAGCGCACCGGGCGTCCCGCGCGAGTAGCCGCGCAACGGCAGGTGCGTCGGATGACCACGAGCCGCTACGCCGAGGCCCTGGAGAAGATCCGGGCCAACGGCGGTGTACATCCGGACTCCTCGGCATTCACCGAGGATCACGGTGTCGACTGGTCGGCCTACGGGGTGGGCACCGCGTATGAGGAGGTTCTCGCCTCGCCGAAGGAAGCGAACCGGCTCGAACTGGGGCCGACGACGGGTACCAGTTGGTGGGTGCTGCGCAGGCAGCTGGTCAAGCGTGTGCATGGCGTGACGGTGCAGCTACAGACTTCGGTGATCCCGCTACCGCTGGTGGAGAACACTCCGGTGGCTGATCCGAAGCGCCAGCCGTGGCCCGGTGGGACTATCGCCGAGCTCTACAGCATCGGGCAAGAGGTCACCCGCGTGCGGGAGGAGGCCCGTTGGCGGGCGCCGACTCCGCTAGAGCGCCGCGCGCTGGGTATTGAGACCACCAGCGGCGTTCTGGAGGTGGAGCGGGTGTTCTATGCCGGGCAGCGGGCGGTGGAGTTCTCTGTCACCGTGGTCGAGGCCGCGTCTTATTCGTTGCTGTATGAGACTGAGCTCTGACTAGCTCCGGCCATAGCTGCGCTCCGTCTGGACGGCAGGGGCACCAGCCCATCGCGCCAACGTAGGGCGAACACACCACGTAGCGCGGGCGATGACAGCGCGGGCAGGTCCCATCCACGCGGGCAGCCTAGTCGTGGTTGGCGGGGTTTCCCAGGTAGTCGGCGACGGCCCGATGCCCGTGTTCGCAGGTCTCCTTAACCAGGGTCTTTGCGAGGATCGCGGTGCGGGAGACCTGGTAGGCGTGCCCTCGCGTCGGGTTCCCCGCTAGTGCATCCAGGTGAGCGGACAAATCCTCTAGGGCTTTGCGCGCCTCTCTCATGCGCTCTCGCGCGTCTTGCAGATCGTCGGTCCATGAACGGGTCACAGTGATTGCCATGACCGGCAGCGTACAACCTGTACGGATAGCTGGACAGCCATGAGGAGTGTGGTACGGTGGACAGCGTTCCGGTCGATCTCCTAGAGGAGGCTCCTGTGTCAACCATCCCCGCTGACCGCCTCGTGTGCTCCCTTGCACCGTGCGTCGGCTGCGCCAACAGCGTCACGGCAGTGATCAGTGACCGTTTCGAGGGTCGCCTGGCCACCTGCGACCCGCGCGGCTACGACGGGCTTACCGACGACGGCGACCACGTCTGCTCCGACTGCTGGTGCCCCACCTGCCGCAACTTCCACACCAATGCGCGGGCTTTCGAGCAGTGCGAGATCGACGGCGGTCAGCCCGCGCTGTGCGACTCCGGCGAGTGGGTTGCCGCCGGGACGATCCGATGAGCGCCCCGGCCATTAACCGGCCCGAGCCCGCCCAGCGAGAGCTCGACCCCGATTTCGAGCGCGAATCCTGGGTGCTGGTCTACCGGGCGCAGAGCGGCGACACGGACGCGTACGGCGACCTGTGGTCCCGCTACCACACCTCAGTACGCCTTTATCTACGGTTCCGTATGCAAAACGATAACGTGGTAGTGGAAGACCTCGCCTCCGAGACGTTCCTGCGGGGACTGAAAAATATCCATTCCCTGCACAACATCGGCAAGACAGTCGGCGCGTGGTTCATCACCATCGCTCGCAACATCATGCTCGATTATTTCAAGAAGTCGTCCACCGTTAACGAGATCTGCTGCTCGGACATGCTCGGCGTGCACGACGAATACTCGGAACCGTTCTACGATCCCGAGCATCGAACAATCCAAAAAGAAGGTGTCGCTCAGGTGATCGAGGCTCTGGACACGCTCAGCGAGCAGCAGCGCGAGGTGATGATCCTGCGCCACTTCCGCGATCTTTCCATCGAGGAGACCCGGGAGATCATGGGCGGCGACACCGGCCGCATCAAGGCCCTCCAGCATCGGGCGATGCTGGCCATGCGTAGGCGAGTGCCCGAGGCGATCCGATGAGTACCGCCGTGCTGACCATGCCGCAGCGCCTCGATCAGATCAAAGCCGGCCTACGGGCGCTGGACTACGCCGACGCCCAAACCGACCAGGCTCGCCGCGCCCTTCAAACGGAGCGCGACGCCCTGATGGAACAACTAGAGGGAGACCAGGATGGATAGTAGCCTCGCGCGCGACCTCGTACGGGCAGCGCAAGTCAGCACCCTGCGAGAGATGGCCACGCTGTACGCACGCGCCAACGACCTCGATGACGCCGCCGTGGCCCTGGCGCAGCACGCCGAAACACTGACCGTCGCCGCCCGCGTACTCCGTCAGATGGCTGATCAAGCTCGCGCCGTGGAGAAGTCCCTCAACGAGGTGGTCGCACTGCTCCACGCCGAGAGGCTGACTGCGGCCCGCGACGAGACGCGCCCCGCGTAATCTCGTTCGCACTTGCACTCGCGTGGTTCACTGGCTCGATGCCCGTAGCTAATCTAGCCGGCAGCCCCAGCCTCTAAGGTTGGGGCTTCTCGGTGTTGCGGGTCCGACCGTCGGGGGCACACGACTGGAAGGGCACGGAAGCAAGTGGCACGAGAGACGACGAGATCAGGTAGGCACCACGCTTTGAGAGGCGCGAAGTGCGGAGTACTGAGACTGACCACGTGGCATGGCACGGTGCACCTACCGCTGCGCCCAGAGTTGTTGATGATGGTGGCCGCGTTAGTCGCCAGACCGATCCCACCCCGCAACCAGCGGCGGCCCCGACAGATCGAAGTCTTCGCCCGTTAGCTAGAGAACTGGGGGCGGTCCTCCTGACCGTAGTCGCCGTCGCTGTGGCCGTCTGGTCACTATGGACACTCGGAGGGATACCGGCGGTGGGCCTGCTCGTCGCCGTGTTTTCCGGCTACCTCGCCCGCGTTCTCGGCTACTGGGACGCATCGCTAGACGGTAAGGGCTAAGATCGGTCGTATCGGTCACACCACTGCCGATGGCTCCACCGCAATCACCCCTCGACGCGCCGGGCATCCCCCGCCCGGCGCGTCGCCCCATTTCACGACACTGTCCGTGGCTAGATTGGCTCGCCCGATCTTTACGGAGGTGAGCGTGGCCCGCAGCGCGAAGTGGTTCCCCGCCCTGCGTCAGCGATTCGCCACCGGCGCTACGTCCCAGGGCGGCCTGGATTCCCGCATCGTGTCCGGCCCGCGCGGCTACATCGTTCCCGGTCAGCCCTACCAGACCGAGTGGAACACCGACCGTGCGGTCACCGAGGGGTACACCCTCAACCCCTACATTTTCCGGTGCGTCGAGTTTGTCGCGGCCAACGAACGGGCTCGACGTATCGTGCTGCGCCGGGAGGATCCTGACACCGGCCCGATCATTGAGCCGGGGCAGCTCAGTCGCGACCAGGTCCGGTTACTGCGCAGGCTGAATCGGCGCGCCAACGAATGGGAAGTTGCCCAGATCTTCCGGCACCGGCTGATCGCCCAGTTCATGCTGTCGAGCCGGGGCGTGTTCGTCGAAGCCGTCCGATCGCGCGGTGGCGGCATCCATTCGGTGTACCTCTTGGACCCCGATCGAGTACTGCCGGTGCCCGGTCGCCGCAAGATCAACCCCAGTGATCCGAACGAGCGCGGCGTCGTCACCCCCATCGAATCGTTTCGCATCACCACCGCCGTAGCCGACGGCTCCCCGATGTGGCAATGGCGCCCCCCGTTCGACCCGGACGCCACACCTGAAGACCAACCCAGCGGCATCGTGTGGGTGCGCTCCCCCCATCCCACGATCTTCGAGCGCGGCATGTCGCCCATGGAGGCCGCCGGGCTGAGCGCGGACCTCGATAAGTACGCTCGGCTCTACAACCGCCGTTTCATGATGGAAGACGGCCGCCCCGGCGGTATCGCCGCCGTCAAGGGCCCCATCGAAGACGCCTACGCGGACATGCTGGAGCACCGTTTCAACGGGGGCCCCGACGTTTCCGGCGCCCGCACCGTCGTCATCGAAGCCGACGAAGTCTCCTGGATCGACACCTCCGGCCACCCACGGGACACCCAGTGGGGCGACACCATGGACCGGACGAAACGCGAGATCTGCGTCGCGTTCGGCCTCCCCGAGTCCGTCGTCTCCGATTCATCAGGCCAGACCTTCGATAACGCCGACGCCGACTACGCCAAAGCGTGGGAGCACGGCATGCTCCCCCTGTTCCGGCTACTCGATGCCCAGCTCGACGTCATCACCCCCGGTGGGTTCGATGATGACTCCTATCTCGCCCACGACGTATCCGACGTGTGGGTGCTCGGCCGCTACAAGCGCGCGCGAGAGGACCGGGCCGCTGCCGACCTAGACCGTGGCGCCATCACCATCGATGAGTACCGGGAAGTCAAAGAGCTCGACCCGTGGGACGTTCCCGGTTCCCGTGTGCTGTGGATCCCGGCCGGTCGCCTGGCCATCGCCGACGATCAGCCCGCCCACGATGGGGACGCCGATGCTGCGGGCAAAGCCCCCATGGGTGGCCAGCCACCCGCGCCGCCGGCCGCCGGTTCGCTACCCGGCGGGGTCGGGGTGCCCAACTCCCTACCGCCCGGTTTCGGGGTCGACCCGTCCGCTGATCTCATGGGCTCCGGGCAGGACATTCCGTCCGATGGCGACCCCAACGCCGACCCGGCCGACGGCAGTGCCGGTGGCCAGCGGGCGCTCGTGCAAGCCGATCGCGGCGGCGGGCAACTGGCCGGGGCGCAAACCAAAGTCCTAGAGCTGGAGGGTGAGCAGGGCCGCGCGCGACCCTCTGGGCGCCGATGAGCTGCCCGCCCTCCCGCTAGCTACCGCGATGGTGCACGAGGCGCTGCCGGACCCGCCGCATGGGGAGATCCGGGACAAGCTGGCTGACGATGGCGCCGCCCGGGTCGACCGGGCTGTGGAACTGATGGAATCAGTTATTAAGTCCTACAACGAGCGTGTGGCCGGTGTAGTGGAGGCGCGCCTGCGTGGCCCCAAGGCACGCAAGCACACCAGATTCTGGTCTGATCAGGTGAAAGTCGGGGTCGAAGTATCTCAAGGGGGTGGGCTGGACTCTCTTACAGGACAGGGGGCCGGGCTGGAGTACAAAACCCTTGACGCTACCTACATCCTGCCCGAGCGGACTGTCGACGAGATCGGTAAGGCGGTCCGCCCCGTCGGCTTGCGTATCGTCGCCGACGCTGCTGGCGGAGTCGCGAAGTCCCTCGGTCGCCCCAACGTTGGGCTCGCTGCGTTCGACCGGGCGACTGTCGAAGCGGCGGTGGACTCGGCCGTAGCTGCCATGGCGGATGTCGCAGAACGTCACGCCAGAGATATCCGCCGAGAGATTCTGGCGGCAGACTCCAGTGCGGAGAGCCTCGATCAGGTCATAGATCGAATCTTGGAGGCGCAGCGGCGCGGCGGGAACTGGTTGCTGATGTATGGCCGCACTCTAGCGACCGCGCTGGCCGGTGACGCTGCTCTGGCTGCTGCCCGTGCCATGGGCGTCACCCACACCCAGTGGCTGTCCAAGCGTGATCCCAGGGTCCGGGAGACCCATCGCACGGCCGATGGACAGGTCCGTCCGGTGGACGGGAAGTTTCAGGTCGGGGCGTTCCGGCTGCGGTTCCCCGCCGACCCCGCCGTGCTCCCGGAAGGTATCCGGGAGGTGGCGAACTGCTTTATCGCCGGAACTGAGGTGAGCGCGCCGGATGTCGAGGGATCATTCCGGGCTCCCTATGTCGGCGACGTTGTCACTATCTGCACTACGTCGGGTCGCATCCTCACCGGTACTCCGAATCACCCGATACTCACCGAACGAGGCTGGGTTGGACTGGGCGAGTTGCACGAGGGTGACTATGTGGTCGGCGCACGCCGGGGTCAGAACGTCTCGGCGGGGACTGATCCACACGTAGAGGGTTCGCCAGCCCTGATCGAGAAGGTGCATGATGCGATCGGCGCTGGCCTGCCAGCACGGCGGATAGGCCGTGTGGCGGTGGACTTCTACGGCGACCGGCCAACAGGCGAGGTCGATGTTGTAGCGACCGACCGCCCGCTGCGGTTCGGTCGCCATGCCTCGTTCCGCCAGCATGATTCCCAGAGCGGTCTCCCATGGCGAAGTGAAGCATTCGAGGTCTCTACGTCCGGTGGCGATTCTGCTGCGATGCAGCTCGGACTGCGGGATGCCGCGAGTAGCGGCGTGGGCATCAGCCACCAAGGCAGTGCGCCCAGCATCATCCAGGCCAGACCAGCGGACACGCATTGCGTCACCTCGACCGCGCGGCTGGATACCGGCTCCGAGGAGGTGGCGTCGGACGACTCCGCGAGAGATGCCGAGGCTGTGAGCGATCGCCTGCTCCGACTCGCCTGCGAGATAGCGAGCGGCCAACTTCTCGGCATCGAGCACCTGGAAACCCTTGCGATGACGCCACGCGCTTCCACGACCACGCAAGGGTTCGCCAGCGCGGACCAGTTGACCTCGGACGGTGGGGCCCGGTATGCCGAGCTGCTCGCCGATGCTTGCCGGACTCTGGCCGGATCGGTAGAGCTCGATGAGGTGATCGAGATTCACCGGAGCGCGTTCAGTGGCCACGTTTATACCCTCCAGACCGGAACAGGGGTTTACTTAGCAGAGGGCATAGTATCACGCAACTGCCGATGCTCTCTGATCTTCGCGCCGCCGTCGGTGGACAAACGCAAGGCCCTGGCCCTGGTGAAGGCCGGCACGCCGGCTGCCGCACGGCAACTCCTGGCCCAGCGCCAGGACGGCTGGACCGAGGGGGCGCCGGAGTTGCACGCGGCAGCGGCACCGCAGGTGACCGTGCCCGCCCCTGTGGTCGCCTACCGACGCATGGATTCCGTCCCGGTGGAGCCCGGTCAACAGCTGTCCTGGCCGGGCGCCCTGGCCCTGGCCCTGGCACCCCCGGCCGTCGCGGGGGCGACCGTGTTGGCCGTGGCGATCCCTGCCGGCATGGCCGTCGGTGTGCTGGGCGGCGCGGTGATCTTGACAGCCGGAGTGACCCTGGCTGTCGCCTCGGTCAGCGCCGGTCAGGTGGTGGCGCAGCCTGTGGTGGCGCCTACCCTGGCAGCATGACCACGTCTGACGAGGCACAGGAGTGCCCCTTCCATGACCTTCCGCCCAGTGAGGAGGTCTGGCTGAAGGCTCCCAACGGGCCGATGATGGTCAGGAGCGCGCAAAGATGGTGCGAGGAATGGCATTTCGCTCGGATGGTCGACACTATCCTGATGCCGCAGCTCATCCGATTGATACAGGAAGGTGACCTATATTCCGGGCCACCGACGGATCGACCCGCAGCCCCCCCGGCAGGCGCAGCCGGTGAACTCCGCCCGGTCCGGCCAGCCGCAGCCACACCTCACTATTCCCTGGGTTGGCCGCCAGTGCTGTCGTAAGCTGCGCCAACAGTTTCGGTGTGCAGTCACCGGCGGCGATCCCCAACTCCAGCGGCGGCACTGCGCTCGACGTCGGTAGTTCCGGCACGATCAGGTCGGTGACGAACAGAGCGATCCGATCATCTTTCGTCGACACCTTCACCTTGAGCACCACAATCGCGTCATCGGTCACGTGCTCACCGACCACCGCATAGGTTTTCGGGAAGAACAGCACCTCAATGCCGGCCGCCAGGTCCTCCAGTCGCGCTTTCGCCCACGGTTCGCCCTTGCCCCTGGTCACCCCGCGCTTGACGTCGGTGAGCATGCCGGTCACGACCGCTTCCCCGCCGCCGGGCACGGTGCCGTCGAGGATCGCGGTGATGGGCGTGCCCCCTTGTGTCGCCAGCATCGGGGCAACGCTGTCGAGGGGGTGGGCGGAGACGTAGAGGCCGAGCATGTCGCGCTCGTGGGCGAGCTGGACCGGGGTGTCCCACTGTGCGGTGGGAATGTCGACGTCGAACGCGCCTTCGGCGAACAGGTCACCCTGCCCGGCCCGTTTGCCTTTCGGTCGCGCGGCTGCGATCACCGCCGCGCACGCACCGTGCAGGCCGCAGCGTGCGTATCCCAGGGAGTCGAACGCGCCCGCTTTGATCAGGGACTCGACCGCGCCCTTGTTGCACGCCGAAGCGGGTACTCGGCGCAGGAAGTCGGCGATGCTGGTGTACGGGCCGTCGACTCGACCGGCGATGATCGCTTCGACCGCGCCCGCCCCGACGTTGCGCACCGCCGAGAGGCCGAAGCGGATGTCGACGCCGTCGGCAGTGAAGTGCGCACCCGAGGCGTTCACATCGGGCACCAGCACGGTGATGCCCATGTGGCGGCACTCCGCCAGGTAGATCGCGCTGCGGTCTTTGTCGTCACCGACACTGGTGAGCAGGGCCGCCATGTATTCCACAGGGTGATGCACTTTCAGGTACGCCGTCCAGTAGCCGATCAGCCCGTAGGCTGCGGTATGGGCTCGGTTGAACGCGTAGTCGGAGAACGGGATCAGGATGTCCCACAGCGCCTTGACAGCGCCTGGGGAGTAGCCGGAGGCCGCCATGCCGTCAGCGAAGGGCCCGTATTCTCGGTCGAGCACCGCCCGGATCTTTTTACCCATCGCCTTGCGCAGCAGATCCGCCCGCCCCAGGGAGTACCCGGCGACCCGTTGGGCGATGGCCAGTACCTGCTCCTGGTAGACAATCAGGCCATAGGTTTCGTCGAGGATGTCGGCCAGTGGCTCGGCGAGCTCCGGGTGGATGGGTTTGACCGGCTGTCGGTGATTTTTCCGGTCGGCGTAGTCGTTGTGCGCGTTGGCCGCCATCGGCCCGGGCCGGTACAGGGCGTTGCAGGCGGAGATGTCCCCGAAGTGGGTTGGCCCCATCTTGCGCAGTAGGTCACGGATGGGGCCGCTGTCGAGCTGGAAGACGCCCAGGGTGTCGCCGCGCGCGAGCAGCTGGTAGACGCCGGGGTCATCCAGCGGCAAGGTCTCCAGTAGGGGGACGGGTTTGCCGCTGGCTGCGATCCCCGCCAGGCAATCGTCAATGATCGTCAGGTTCCGTAAACCCAGGAAGTCCATTTTGACCAGACCGAGGGCTTCGCACGCCCACATGTCGAACTGAGTGATGATCGCCCCGTCGGCTGGGCGCCGGTGGATGGGGACAACATCGAGCAGGGGGAGGCGGGAAACGATGACACCAGCGGCGTGCACTCCCCACTGCCGCTTCAGGCCCTCCAGTCCGCGCGCCGTGTCGATGACCTCTTTGACCTGCGCGTCGTTGTCGTACAGGGCGCGCACGGCGGCCGACTCGCCGTACCGCTTGTGGTCGGGGTCGAAGATGCCGGTCAACGGGATGTCCTTGCCCATGATCGGCGGGGGCATGGCCTTGCTGATCCGGTCGGCGAGGGCGAAACCGGCTGCCCCGTGCAGGACTTTCGCTGCGTCTTTCACCGCCGCGCGGGCTTTGATCGTGGAGTAGGTGACGATCTGGGCGACCCGGTCGGCACCGTATTTGCCGGTAACATAGTCGATCACTTCGCCTCGGCGGCGTTCGTCGAAGTCGAGGTCGATGTCGGGCGTCGAGGGTCGCTCCGGGTTCAGGAACCGCTCGAACAGCAGACGGTGAACGATCGGGTCCAGTTCGGTGATGCCCAGGGCGTAGGCGACCAGGGAGCCGACGACAGAGCCACGACCGGGTCCGACGCGGATGCCGATGGACTTCGCGTGACGGATCAAGTCGGCGGTGACCAGGAAGTAACCGGAGTAGCCCATGCGCAGAATCAGGTCGAGCTCGGCATCGAGCCGGGCGCGGTATTCTGCGGGGACGTCGCGGGGAAGGCGACGGGCGAGACCGAGGTTAACTTCCTTGAGAAGCCAGCTGGCCTCGGTCTCGCCATCAGGTACCGGGAACCGGGGCATGAGGTCGGCGCCCTCGTCGAACTCGACGTGGCAGCGGGCCGCGATGGCGAGCGTGTTGTCGCACGCCCCCGGGAAGTCGCCGTCATCGAACAGTGCCCGCATCTGTTCGGCGGACTTTAGGTAGAACTCCTGCCCCTCGAAACGGAACCTGTTCTGGTCGGCGATGGTCTTCTTAGTCTGGACACACAGCAGTGCGTCGTGTGGCTTCGCGTCCTGTGCGCGCACGTAGTGCAGGTCGTTGGTCGCCAGCAGCGGCAGGTTCAGATCATGGGCGAGTCGCATCAGGTCTCGCTTGACGCCGCGCTCGACATCGATGCCGTGATCCATGAGCTCGCAGTAGTAGTTCTCGGCCCCGAAGATGTCGCGGTAGTCGCTGGCGGCCTGGCATGCGGCTTTATAGTCGCCGCGCTGCAAGAGGCGGTTGACCTCCCCGGATGGGCATCCGGTGGTGGCGATGATCCCCTTCGAGTAGGTTTCGAGCAGCTCCCGGTCCATGCGCGGTTTGTAGTAGAAGCCTTCCAGGCTGGCCAGTGACGACAGTCGAAACAGGTTGCCCATGCCCTCGGTGGTCTCGGCGAGCAACGTCATGTGGGTGTACATCTCGCCGGGGTTCGAGTCATCGACCGTCGTCCCGTCCAGGGTGGCGCGGGTGCGTTCGTGCCGGGAGCCGGGGGCGACGTAGCCTTCCATGCCGATGATCGGGTTGATGCCGGCGGCGCGGGCCGCTTTCCAGAAGTCGTAGGCGCCGAAGACGTTGCCGTGGTCGGTGATGGCCAGTGCGGGCATGCCGAGCCGGACTGCTTCGGTCATCAGGTCGGGCAGTCGGGCGGCGCCGTCGAGCATGGAGCAGTCCGAATGGACGTGGCAATGAACAAACGAGCTGGTCACGATGTCTCCGTCTGCTTCATGCGGGCCACGTTGGCTTCCATGGTGGCGATCTCCTGCTCGGCCAGCGTGCGGACGTGCGCCCGGAACCACTCCTCAAACTCGGGCAGGCGATCACGACGCCACAACGCGATGCTTTCCCCGCGTCGGCGGCGCTTCTCGGTGAGCATGTCCGGTTCGGGCAGTGGCACGGGGCAGGGAATTGCGTATTTGCTGTCTTGCTGTCGCAGCAGTCGAATCCACGCACCGGAGCGGCCAAGCCACGCACCGATCTCGTCAGCGCCGACGTAGTTGCCGGAATGGTATTTCATTCCGCATCACCAGAATGTGTCCAGTCACCGAACGGCACTTCAGCGGCCATCCGGCAGGCGTCGGCGAGACACCAGGCTCGCACGGTGAGGGTGAACGGGTCGGCTTCCGGGTCGGGTTCGCAGTCGTAGTGCTGCGGGTCGCCGACGATCTGATAGGACCCCTGGACGGTGACCGCGAAGTGGAACTGATGCCCGTTGACAGGGCCGGGGTCGCTCATTCGCTCTCCGTTTCTTGGCAGTCGCCACAGCAAGACGGGTCTGGGCAGCCCTCGACGTGATCCTCAGCCGCACGGATGCAGCCCCGGCAGTCGCCGCCGCAGTCTCGCGATTCAGGCACTCCAGGTTGATCGAGCAGCCGGTGGCAGACCCCGCAAGTCACAGGTGGTCCCGGTCGTACTCGATGCCGTGCTCCAAGCACAGGTCGACCACGTATTCGAGGTCCGCTCTGGCTACCGCTGAGGTTGTGACGGTGATGCGGCGGCTCGTGTCGAATGATCGGCCGCAGTACTGGTCATCGATTACGCGTGCGCAGGTCCTCATCGGATGCCCGCCCCCGTGAACAGGACCATTGCGGCGACAGTGAGAACGAGCCCGACGAGGTAGACGAACGGCGGTGGCTCGTCGTCGACGCGCAGGGCGACGATAGCCATGACCATGAGGGCGGCCAGCGCGCCCAGGCCACCGAACATGGACAGTGTTTCGATGCGCATGATGCCTCCTCGATCAGTACCGGAACACTGCTAAGTGTAGCAGGTGACACAGTTGCGTGGCTACGCTACACTCCTCAGTATTGGCCAGCTGCGCCGTTCCGACCACAGGAGATCCCCATGACCACAGCGATCGAAGCACCCCACGCCAACGCCTACACCGTTCTCGGTACTGACGTCAGCGGATCCGGCAGCGCGCGCCAGGCGCTGATCGACTCCAAGCTCGCCGGCATGAACGTCACCAAAGTCCCCCTGATGACTGAACGAGGCCGGGTCATCGAAGGCCAGTACGCACTGGAAGACGCGCAAGGCGAACCCTTGCCTAACATCACCGTCGGGCAAGGCTTCACCGTCGTGCAGTACGAGGAGGTCTGCGACACCCTCGACGCGGTCGCCGCAGCCACCGGCGCGACCTTCGAGTCCGCCGCAGCTCTGGACGTCCGCGCCTACGGCATCGGCGGTGCCCGTGCCTACATCGCCATGCTGTTACCGGAGAAGATCTCTATCGGCGGTATCGACCCGGTCGAAGCCCGACTCGTCGCCTTCATGGCCCATGGGGTCTCCTCCAACGTGCTCGCCCCCACCGCCACTCGCCTCTACTGCGCCAACCAGCAACCGCAGGTAATGGCCGAAGACAATTTCAAGGTGATCATCCGGCACACCAGCTCCGCTCCCGCGCGCACAGCGGCAGCTGAGCAGGTTCTCACCGCCGCCGTCGGCAGCATGCGTCAGATGGCCGTCCAGGGTGAACAGATGCTCGCCCGCAAGGTCACCGCCGACGAGTTCACCAAGATCGTCGAACGGCTCTACCCGCTGGGCGGTGACTCGAAGTCGGCGAAGACCCGCAGCAACAAGCGCATCGATCTGCTCCAGCAGATCTACTCCTCACCCACTCAGGAACCCATCAGGAACACCGCATGGGGTGCCTACCAGGCCATCCTGGAGTTCGGGGAGCACTACCAGGGCATCAAAAGGACTGAGGGTAGCCTCGGTGTCGCTCGCGCCCGCCGGGCCCTGACTTCCGGCAACCTGGCCACCGCACAGCTCAGGGCTTTCCAGCTGGTCCGTGACATGGTGGGTTTGCGGTAAACGCACGGCCCCCTGCGCCCGGCGAGACGGTCCCGCTAGTCGGATGAGCCGCCCGCCGAACGCCGGGGGCCGTTCGCCGCGTCGGGGGTTTACCGCGCCCGACTGAAGCCCACAGGGTCAGCGGCCATGAGCAGAGGCAAACACTATAGGCCGGTCACTCGCCACGTCGGCCGGCATCGGGCACCCGAAACGCATCACGGCGCCCAGCTGGTAGCCGCCACGGGTGCCGCGCTGGCGATCACCGCCGTAGCCGCGCCGAGTGCCTCCGCCGCCCCGCCTGCGAAGACCGACGTCAACTGGGACGCTGTCGCGGCGTGCGAGTCCGGCGGTAACTGGGCCATCAACACCGGCAACGGCTATTTCGGCGGGCTCCAGTGGACTCTGGCTACCTGGCACGCCAACGGCGGCTCCGGCAGCCCCGTGGGCGCCAGCCGAGAGCAGCAGATCGCTGTAGCTAACCGGATCATCGCGAAGCAGGGGATGACTCAGGGACTGGGCAACTGGCCGGTGTGCCGTGCCCATGCTCACGACGGTGCGTTGACCATCCGCACCGCAGCGAAGACCACCCCGGTAGCGCCGGCATCCAACGCGACCGGCGCCATCGGGGTCACCACAGTGAAGCTGGGCGACACGCTCAGCGACATCGCCGTGCGGGAAGGCTGCCCCGGCGGGTGGCAGGCCCTACGGGACACCAACGGAATCAGCGGCACCACGATCTACCCAGGGCAGAAGCTGCGCATCCCCCGCTAACCCCCACAACGCGAACCGCCCGCCCCCACCGAAGTGGGAAGCGGGCGGTCCCGGTTCCGGCCACCAGAGGAGATGCCAGAGGAGGTTTCCCTCGACTCCAACTGTCCCAACCTGTGACAGGGGCGAGTGTAACACCCGCTGAATGCGGTTTCCAGGTGTCGCGGCGCGCCATGGCGGACCCTGGCCGTCGAGCCTGACACCATGCCTGCGTGCTGTTAGCCATCGGTCACTGGGTGCACTATCGGGCTCACGGCAGTCCGATCCTCGCCGACGGCACTCAGGTCTACCGGCCCCGCTGTCGCCCCGCGATCGCTGTGGAGCATCTGGGCGGCACCATGTGGAACTTTTTCGTCATCACCCCTACGGGCAGTCACCACAACGAGTGCGCCTACGACGCGGGGATGGCGGCCGGTACCTGGCACATGCTGGGGGACGCCTGTGACTGAATGCCCACCCGGCTGTGGGGCCTGTTGCGATCCGGTGCGCCTGAAGCGGCACCCCGACGACATGCGAGGCCCCTCCGGTCCATTCGCCCGAGAGCACTGGACGGTGACTCACCTCGGGAAAGACGTAGACGGCACCACCGTGTACCTGGTGCGCTGCGCGAAGTTCGACCAGCACGCCCGCACGTGCACCGCTTATGACGACCGGCCGCCGATCTGCTCCGGCTACCCCTGGTACGACGACGCCCCGGATCCGGGCCGCTACAGCTTGGACCCGGTGTGCGCGTTCCACGCCGACGTGCGCACCGTGCTGCCACTCACGGTGGTGAACCGCGAGCGTTGCTGCGACTCACACGGCAGGAACTGCGAACCGCCCTCTGAACTGTGCTGCTACTCCTGCCCCGAAGCGGGCCACCGGATGGGCGACAGCCTCCGAGGCGTCCACACCGACGGGTCGCTGTGTGCCAGCCCCGACCTGAGCGGGACGAGCGTCCATGGTCGATAGCCCGCAGCACACCGGCGGTATGCTTGCACTGGTCCCCGACAACCCTGCCGTTCTGGCGCTGGACGGTGGCGAGCCGGCCAGCGAACTGCACCTGACCCTGCTCTATCTCGGTGATGACGTCACCACCTGGCCTGCCAGTGCCGGTGACCGGCTCCGCCAGCTGGTGACCGCATCCGCACCGAGTCTCGATCCGGTGGACGCCCGGATCATCGGACCCGCGCTGTTCAATCCCGATGGCGGGCCCGACGGTGACCGCACCCCCTGTCTCGTGCTCATGGTCAGCGACGCACCGGGACTGGGTGCGCTGCGCACGTGGGCGAGCTGGACGACCAGCACCTATGACGACTACCCCGACCCGCCACCGCAACACGAACCATTCCTGCCTCACGTCACGGTGGCCGTGGACCCCGACGACTCAGCAGCTGGAGTCTCGGCGCAGACCTACACCGGCCCCGTTCGCTTCGGCACGCTGCGCCTGGCCCTGGCCGGCGACGTGCTCGACATACCGCTCGGCAATCAGGAGGCACCCGTGATCACCGAAACGAAGTCCGGTGAGGTCACTTTCACCCCGCCGCAGGTGGTGTGCGAGGTGGCCGCGATTCTGCCCGGCCCGGTCGCCGCCCTGGTCGCTGAGGGCAAGGCCCTTAACTCGCGCGGCGTGGACTGGGTGGCCGAACATTGCGGGGACGTGGGTGCCGCGTGGGCCGGCGACATGCGCGACCGCGCGGGTGAGATCGAAGCCAAACGCGCCGAGAGCGTCGAGGCCGATGATGTCGACGACATCGAGGTCAAGCGGGCCATGTCCGGGCACGAGCGCAACGGGCTGCGCAAGACCGGGCACACCTTAGACGGGCGCACCAACCGTCACCCGGTGCAGAACTCCGAGGACCTGAAAGACGAGATCGATAAGTTCCATGACGCCCGACCGGGGGACAAGCACAAGCTCAAGGCGCACCTGAAGTCCGAAGCGCACCGGCTGTACGCCCCACAGGTCATCCACGACCGTATCGACGCCCTGGATCCCGACCACGACGGTGACGACGACTCCGGCGAGCCCGACAAGCCCGGCGAGAAGTCTCTCGAAGACGACGTCGAGGTGAAGATCGCTTCACCGGATCCGCGTGCGGCGAAACTGCGCAATTACTGGGCTTACGGGAAAGGACGCGCAAAATGGCGTCCGGGTAGCGGCGGGGATTTCAAGCGCCTGCGCCGGCACCTGGCTAAGTATGTGCATTCCCCGCGCGTTCTTAATGGACTCACCGCGAACATTCACAAGATGGCCACGGGTGAATGGCCCGGTAAGTACGCGCACACCGCGCGCGGCAACGTCGGCCGGTCGATGAACATGGGCCGCGTAGTGGGTGCGAAGGCCCTGGTCTGGCCCGAAGATGTCGAGATCAAGGCCGTGGCGATGGCGATAGATGACACCGACGCCGAGCTCGCCGCGCTGCACGCCGGGGTCGACGACTGGGGTCAGGTCTTCGATGAGCCCTACGTGGCCGACTACCTCGCCGCCCTGGAGGAGCAGCTGGGCGACATCCCTGACGACGCCCAGGGTGACGCCGACGACACTACGGCTGACCTGTTGGCCACCGCCCAGCACGCCGCCCTAGGGGCTCGAATGATCGCCGACCCCGCGCCTGAATCCACAATGGAGGACGTCGCGGACGTTTCCGGAACGGCCACAGTGGACGGTGCGGAGATGGCGGAGCCGAACCTGTTCGACGCGCCGGTGACCGGGTGACCACCACCGAAGACCTCGACACGTGCCCGGCTGACATCGGTCAGCTGGAGTGGAAGGCGCTGCCGACGGGCGAGACGTCCTCACCGATGACCGGGGTCATCGGCCATGACGACAAAGAGGGCACCATCACCGCGCTGGTTGCGGTGTCCGGCGTCGGCGATGAGGTCGGTGACGTCATCGTGCCCGGTTCCCTGGGTGTGGCCGTCAAGCGGCTGAAGCCTAAGGGTGTCGACTCGCACGACTGGAAGGTCCCGGTCTCGCGCGCGGAATGGGCGGTTGAGCTCATGCCTGGCGACGATCGGCTACCGAAGACGACCCCCGACGGTGCCCCGTGGCCCGCCAACGCTGGCGGACTGCTCGTTAAGGCCCGCTACAACTTGGCCACTACGGCGGGCCGGGACGCCTATGAGAACGCGAAGTTCTACGGTCCCGAGCAGTCATTCTCGATTGGCTATAAGGTGCGGCCCGGCGGCGCGAAAATGCGCGGCGGGAAACGCTACCTCAGCGACTACGATGTGTATGAGTTTTCTCAGGTATTGCACGGCGCGCATCGGCTCGCACATCTGACTGGAGTGAAATCCCTCCAAACGGAGACCGCCGACGGCGACACGTGGTACGATGACCCTCGTTCCGGTCTAGCCACCGTCGAGGGGATCGAAGTCAAAGTGCGTACTGTTCGCGACGCGAAGTTCTGGGGCATGCCTATCGGCACGCCGATCAGGCCCGGCACGAAACCCCATGGCCTGGACCGACCCGCCACCGACGACGAGATCCGTCACACCACCGTCGCGGCGCAGGACAGCCACAAACTCACCCATCCGGTCACCGGACAGCGACCTTCGGGTGCGAACGCCGCCGGCCCACCACCCCCGCCCGGTGACCGACCAGGCGGTCACGCGCTGCCCGGTCACACGTCCGGTGCGACCGACGCCTCCGCTACTGCGATCGCGCACCTCGGTGAGCGGATCTCCGAGCTGAAGGCCGTCGACACCACCCCCGGCGGTGTCGCCAGTGTCGGCGCGATCGCCAGCGCCAACATGCTCGCCCAGTTCACCCGTCCCGGCGCCAACGTGCTCGCCTCCCCGGACTCCCAGATCGCGGCCGTGAACAACGGCAAGGGCTGGGTGATCGTCGACACGGCCAACGGCTCACCCCTGCCGATGCTGCCGACCGACACCCCGCCTGATCAGGTCGAGGCTGCGCTGACCGAGATCGCCGGTCTCGGCATCCCCTGGGATGACATGGCGGCCCGTAAGAAGCGGTGGGCGGACCCGGCGGCGAGGAAGGCCGACCAGGACTCGGTTACCGCGATCATCACCAAGCATTCCCAGGCCGCCACGATCGGCACCGCCCTGGGCGCGACCCCGGCACCGAAAGGCATGCCATCGGCGGACGCCGCCCAGGCCCGGTACGACGCCGAGGGCGCGATCAGTGACGGCAACCGCGATGAGCTCGCCGACGCCCTGACCCGGATGGGTTTGAGCAAAGACCAGGATCCGCACGACGTTGCCGCCACCCTGCTCGTGCTGCCCACCGAGGTGGCGCAGCAACGCCTCGACAAGATCGCCAACGCGGCGAACCCCGCCGCTGGCGCGGGTAAGCCGGGGCAAGCGCCCGGCGGTGTCGCCCCGCCCCCCAGTAAGCCCGGTGCGCCGCCGAACGCGCCGCCCGGGGTGAACGCACCGGCCGCCGTCCCGGTGACCGATCAGGCCGCCCAGGCGGCGCATTCCCGGATCACTACCGGCACCCCGCAGCCCGATGATCAGGCCACCGTCGAGCAGCACGCCCGTGAGCAGGTCGGCAAGCCCGGTGGCGGCACCCGCGCTGATGGCCCGTACGTGCCCACCGGCAACATGAATGCGCCGGAGAAGCTGACCGACGACCAGCTCGAAGCCGAGCACGCGGCAGCGGAAGCGCGGCACGCCCGTGCACGGGGAAACAATCTGCCGAAGACCTCGACTGAGTATTCCGACTCGAAGATGGCCGAGAAGATCTTCGGGGATGAGAAGCGCAAGCGCGCCGCCGTCGCCGCTGTGCAGCCGCAAGGCAGGCCCGCGTCGGAGATCCCCACCGACGCGGTGCCCGTGCCACCCGACGTGCAAGACCGCGCCGCCGAGGTCCGGGATAAGGCGTTGGGTATCAGCGAAGACCCCGACGGCACGATCGAGGTTACGGAGGAGGTCGCCGCCCGGCAAGACCGCGTCGAAGCCGCCTTGCAAGCGGGCGAAGCGGCACTAGTCGGACAGACCACGCCGCAGCTGCACACCACCCAAAAAGATCTCACCGACGAACTGGCTCTCCAGACGGAGCTGGCTCGCCGCGACACCGCCCGCAAGCGCGAGGCCGGTACATCGCTGAAGGCCCCGGCCGGGTCGGGGGGGTCGGGGGCGACTTCCGACCCGGCCGGGCAGGGTGAGGATACCGGCCCGAAATTGCGCCCCGGTGTCGCCGGGGCCGCCGAAGACCTCGGTGACCTGCTCAATACGAAAGACTCCGACCCCGCTGCGGTGAAGGCAGCGGCGGACCGTTTGGCGAAGTTGTTGCGCCGCGTCCCGGCCGACAGCAAAGCGTTCAATGACCTTCATAGGGTCATCGGGGACGACATCCACGGCGCCATCGCGCGCGGGGAGCTCAAGCCCGGCATGCTGTTCGCCGCCGCTGGCGGGTTGCGCGAGGAACGCCGCGTCAAGCGCAACGCGAACGCCAAAGTGCGTCGGGTCGCTAAGCGCATCGAACGGGATCGGATCAAGGCCCTGCTCGGCTCCGTCGAGACGGAGCTGCGCCGCCGGGAGACCGCCGGCAAGGTGAAGCCCGCGCCGGACGCTTACGACGCGCACCGTGCCCGCATGGGCGCCGTCAAGCCCGGCGCCGCCGACCGGACCGGCCCCCCCGCCGACTCGACCGAGCGCCGCACCGCCCGGCAGGCCAACGCTTCAGCCCGCGATCAGGCCAACGGGGAAGCCGCCGACGCGCACAGCGCCATCCAAGACGCCCACGCCGCAGCTGTAGCCGCCGCGCGCTCCGGTGACCACGGCGCCCTCGTGCGCGCCCTGCGAACCATGGGCCACGACAATCCCCGTGAGCGCGCTACCGAGATCGAAGCGGCGCCGGAAGCGCGGCGCCTCGGTTTGATCGCCTTACCCAGTACGACCGGAACGGCGCCGAAAGTCGATGTTGCCCGCGTCATTGACGAGTCGGGGCGACCCTCACTTCAGGACGGCTACCTCGATGCACGGCACGATGCCATCGATGCCGTGCGCGACGGGCACCGGCTGAAGCTGCGCAAAGCGTTGCGAGAAATGGGGGTCGACGGTGACCCGGAAGAGTGTCACGCCCTAGAGGCTCGACTGCTCGCCGCTGATGACGACGACGCCGTAGACGAGATCCTGAAAGAAGTCGATGCGAAACGCGACAGCGAAGCCAACTGGCGACTCGCCGATCAGGGTGCACAATCGGCCCATGACGACGCCCACCATGGGGCCACTGGCGACGAGGGTAGCCCAGTGGTACCAGCAGTACCTGCCACAGATCTACGACAAGATCGCGGACAAGGCGACGTACTTCGGCCAGCTGGGCGACCGGGCGCAGCAGGAGATACAGCAGGTGGCCGACGCGCTGGCGGGGACCGACCCGCCCGACGAGACGTTCAGCCAGAAGCTGGGACGCCTGAAAGCAGCGGAGCAGGCAGCGACCGAACTGGTGATGCGGGAAACGCTGATGAGCTCACCGCCCCCGGACTGGCCGGACAGCGACTACCCGCCGGTGGCGACACCGGACCCGAGCATGCCCCCGCAGAAACCGACACCGGAGGACAACGAACTGACCGAGGCCCTGAGCGACTTCCAACTCCTGATGGATCAAGCGACACAGGAACAGACGGCCAGCCAGCGGGAAGCGATGCCGGTAGTGCCGCCCCGGCCGGCGAACCTGACCTAGCCCAGCCTGAAGCCACACCGGGCGCGGTCGACGCCATCCCCGACGCCGCCCAGTCATTCCAGCCCGGTGGCATGGATGATCTCGCGCCCGCCGGTAAGAAAGCGAAGCTCGACGCCAACCTCGCCGCCCTGGAAACCCTGCGGGAGCTGCAAAAAGACAAGCGCCCCGCCACGCCCGAGGAGCAGGCGATCCTCGCCCGGTGGGCCGGATGGGGTGGCCTGCCTGAGGTCTTCGACGATCTGAAGCCCGAGTACGCGGCCGACCGCGACAAGCTGCGCGGCCTGCTGTCCGACTCGGAGTGGAACGAGGCCAAGCGCAACACCCTCAATGCCCACTACACCGACGCCACCGCCGTACAGGCCATGTGGAAGGCAGTGCAGGATCTCGGCCTCAGTGACGGGGGTCGGGTGTTGGAGCCGGGCAGCGGGTCGGGCAACTTCATCGGCTTCGCACCGAGCAACGTCGACATGGTCGGGGTGGAGCTCGACTCCACCACCGCCGCCATCGCCCACGCCCTGTACCCCAACGCCACCATCCGCAACGAGTCCTTCGCCGACACCCGCATCCCCACCGGCCACTTCGACGCCACCATCGGCAACGTCCCCTTCGGGGACTTCAAGCTCACCGACCGGCTGCACAACCGCGCCGGTGACTCGATCCACAACCATTTCATCGCCAAATCCCTGGACCTGACCAAACCCGGCGGCATCGTCGCCGTCCTGACCTCCCGCTACACCCTGGACTCCAAGGGCAGCGCGGCGCGCAAGCGCCTGGCCGAGAAGGGTGACCTGCTCGGCGCGGTGCGCCTGCCCACCGGTAGCCATCAGCGCGCGTCGGGCACGTCGGTCATCGAGGACATTCTCATTTTCCGGCGCCGGGAGCCGGGTGCGGAACCACAAACCCCGCAAGGCTGGATCAACTCCAGCGAGCGGGAGATCGACGGCGAGACAGTCCCGGTCAACGACTACTTTACCGAGCACCCCGATCAGATCCTCGGTGAGCTGCACGCCGAGCCCGGCCAGTACGGCACCGGCGAGATCCGGGTGATCGGTGACAAGTCCATGGCCGATCTGCCTGACGCGCTGGCCCGGATCACCGACGCCGCGAAAGAACAGGGCCTGACGTCCAGCCCGCGCCTGGCCGGTGACGGGGCACTCGTCGACCCGGACACCTCCCGGCACGAGGGGCACATCGGGGTCGACGCCGACGGCAACTTCACTCAGGCCAACGGCGGCGCCGCCGTCCCGTTCGAGGTGCCGGAGAAGCAGAAAGAGGAGTTGCGCGGCCTGATGGGCATGCGCGACACCCTGGCCTCACTGCTCGCCGCTGAGGCCGCGTCGGTGTCGAACACACCGGAGATCAAGCAACTCCGGGCCGACCTCAATGCCCAGTACGACGCGTACGCGAAACGCTACGGGCCGATCAACCGCTACACCCTGAGCAAGATCGGGGCCCGCAACACCCCCGGTCAGGGTGGGTTCCGCCGCGACCCGATGTCGGCGACTGTGCGCGCGCTGGAAACCTACGACCCGGAGACCGGCAAGGGTCACAAGACCAGCATCTTCACTAAGCGGACGGTCGCACCGAGGGTCATCCCGACCACGGCGGACAATCCGAAAGACGCGCTGGCCCTGTCGATGGACACCTACGGTCGGGTGGACCTACCGGCGATCGCGAAAATGCTGGGCACCGATGAGGCTGGTGCTCGCACGCAACTCGGTGACCTGATCTTCGAGCAGCCGCCGCTGTCGGACGCCGAAACCAACGCCGCCGTGGCCGCCGACGCCGAAGCGCGCGGACTGCTGGTCGACACCCATCTCACTGCCGGTGACGTAGACCTGTCCACCGTCGGCGAGTCTGTGCAAGAGGCTGGTTCCCTGGAGCCGGCAGCGGCCTACCTGTCCGGCAACGTACGCCGCAAGCTGGCTGTCGCCAAAGCCGCAGCGGAGCACGACCCGCGCTTCGAGGCCAACGTCAAGGCCCTGGAGAAAGTCGTACCCGAGGACCTCGGTGCGGCCGAGATCGACGGCCGGCTCGGCGCGGCGTGGATCGGCCCGACCGACATCAAAGCGTTCATCGAGGAGATGCTGGGCGTCGGGAGTGATCGCTACTCCGGTGTGAACGTGGCCACCTCCGGTGGTGGCATCTGGACGGTGGACGCCCCGTCCTACGGTAAGGCGGCCACCGAGCAGTGGGGCACGGACCGCAAGTCTTTCGGCGAGCTCGTGCAAGCGATGCTGGAGCAGCGACCTATCAAGGTCGTTGACACCATCGATGGCAAGTCCTACCCGAACCTCGAAGACACCCTGGCCGCCCAGGCGAAGGGCGAGGAGATCCAGGAACGCTTCAGCGAGTGGCTGTGGGAGGACCCGGCACGCGCCCGGCGCCTTCAGGGCGTCTACAACGATCGGTTCAATGCGATCGTGCTGCGCAGCTACGACGGCACCGAACGCGCCTTCCCCGGCATGTCGGACGCCAAAGTGCCGCGCCCGCACCAGGTGGCGGCCGTGGAACGGATCGTGTCCGAACCGGCCGCGCTACTCGGTCACGTGGTGGGCGCCGGCAAGACGCTAGAGATGGCCATGGGGTGCGCCGAGCTCAAACGGCTCGGCCTGGCCAACAAGCCCAGCATCGTGGTCCCCAACCACATGCTCGAACAGTTCTCCCGCGAGTACCTGGAGGCCTACCCGCAGGCGAAGATCCTGGCCGCCGGCACCAAAGACCTCGACGGTGACCGGCGCCGGGAGTTCGTTGCCCGCGCCGCCACCGGCGACTGGGACTGTGTGATCCTCACCCAGGGCGCGTTCGAGGCCATCCCGATGTCGAAAGACCAGCAGAAGGCCTACATCGACCGCGAGCTCGCCACGATGCGAGCCCAGCTGCTCGCCATGCAGTCCTCCTCAGCGTCGGGCAAGGCGCACGACAATACGGTCAAGAAAATGGAGAAGGCCGTTATCCGCGCCGAGGAGGCGATGAAAAAGAAGCTCGACAAGCAGAAGGATGTCGGGGTCAGCTTCGACCAGACCGGCATCGACCATGTCATGGTCGATGAGGCGCACATGTACTCGAACCTGCGGACCCTGTCCAACATTCAGGGCGCCGCCATCGAGGGCAGTGATCGGGCCACCGACCTGCACATGAAATTGGAGTACCTGCGGGCTAGCAGTCAGTCGGGCAAGGTGGCGACGTTCGCGACCGGCACCCCGATCCGCAACAGCATCACTCAAATGTATGTGATGCAACGGTTCATGCGCCCCGACCTCCTAGAGGAGGCCGGCATCCATTCGTTCGACCAGTGGGCGGCCACATTCGGTCAAGTGGTCGAGGAGATGGAGCTCAAGCCCGAGGGGATCGGTTTCCGGCAGACGTCGCGATTCGCGAAGTTCCGCAACGTGCCTGAGCTGCTGCGCCTGTTCCACGTCTTCGCCGACATCAAGACCGCTGAGGATCTGAACCTGCCGACCCCGGCCCTGGAGACCGGTGCGGTGCAGAACGTCACGGTGCAGCCCTCGGAGGAGCTGCGGGCTTACGTGGCGCAGCTGGGCGAGCGGGCCGAGGCGGTCCGCAACCGCACCGTGCTGCCCGAGGAAGACAACATGCTCAAGATCTCCGGTGATGGCCGCAAGGCCGCGCTGAGCATGGCCCTGGTCGGTGGCGAGCACACCACGGGCAAGATCGAGGACGCGGCCGACAAGATCCACGCGATCTACCTGGTCAACAAAAACCGTCCCGTGCCGAAAGACCTCGACAATCCTGATGCCGGTGACGACCCGCCACCCGGCGGGATGCAACTGGTGTTCCTGGACATGGGCACACCGGGCAATCCCGAGCAGTGGAACGCGTACGCGAAACTGCGGGACGAATTGGCCGCCCGGGGCATGGACCCTAAGTCGGTGCGGTTCATTCACGAGGCGAAAAACGACGTGCAGAAAGCGGAGATGTTCGCCGCTGCCCGCAATGGCTCGATCTCCGTGCTCGTCGGATCCTCGGAGAAGATGGGGGTCGGCACGAACGTGCAGCGCCGTGCGGTGGCCCTGCACCATCTCGACGCCCCGTGGCGCCCCGCCGATGTGGAACAGCGCGACGGCCGGATCATGCGCCAGGGCAACACCAATACCACGGTGGGGATCTACCGGTACGTCACCGAAGGCTCATTCGACGCCTACATGTGGCAAACCCTGGCCCGTAAACAAAAGTTCATCGAGCAGATCATGCGCGGGAACCTCGACGCCCGGGAGATCGAGGACGTCGGCGACACCGCTCTGTCCTATGACGAGGTCAAGGCCCTGGCCACCGGCAACATGGACCTGATGGCCAAAGCGAAGGCCGACTCGTCGGTGGCGAAGCTGTCGAAATTGGAACGGGTGCACAAGCGCACCCAAACCAACCTCGAAAAAGACATCGTGTCTTACACCGCTAACGCCGCCGGGGCCGACGCGGACGCGAAAGTGATGGATGCGGCGATCAAGAGGCGCACGGAGATCGGCGGGGATCACTTCCGGGCCACCATCGCCGGTGTGGATGTCACTAAGCGCGCCGACGCCGCCACGGAGCTGAAGACCAAGCTGGGTGACGTCATCGACCGGGCCCGGTACGCCTACGGGTCGCCCCGCCCGGTGCAGGTCGCCCAGATCGGTGGCCACACGCTGATGGCGAAGCCCTACCAGGGCCGCGAGCAGCGCATGCACGTCGACCTCTACTTTGAGGACGTGCCCGGTGTGATCACCGGCATGTCGCAAGAGGACGTCAATAAGCTGGGTGTCGGCACCATCGCGAAGATCGAGTACAGCTTGCACAGCTTCGAGAACCGCCGCGACCGCTTTCACGACCGGGCCGCGCACCTGCGCTCAGAGGTGGCGCAGATGAAGACCCGCGTGGGGATGGCCTTCCCGAAGACCGATGAGCTGAAGGCCGCGCGGGCAGAGTCGGCCCGGCTGGAGGCGAAACTCCAAGCCGACGGAGTGAACACGGCCGCACCGACCGGGCCGGTAGCAACCCAGGCCGACGAGAACGTGTCAGCGGCCCGCAGTAGGGCCGCCCGCGCGGTGGGCAACATGGGCCGTTCCACCTATAACAAGGCCGGCAAGGTGGTGTTGCAGAAGTTCGTCAACCCGCAAGCCTCCGGGAAGGCCTACGCGTCGCCCGATGGGGCGCTCGGCGCGATGGGCGACGCTAGTGACCTGAAGGTGTTCATGACCACCGACGGGGTCAGCGTGCGCCCCGCCGGCATGACCGGGACAGTGGATGACCCGGCCGCGCTGCTCGCCGACCTCCAGGCCCTGGACCTGCCGTGGGGCACGGGGAGTGGTCAGCTTCAGCAACGGTGGAGCGGATACAGCTACGACCCGTCCGACTACAAGCTGAACTACACCGAACGGGAGAAGCGCCAGGAAGCCCGCCGGGCGGAGGCTCGCAAGGGAGAAGAGGCGGACAAGGCGGCGATCGACGCCGTGTGGAAGCGTCACCTCGTGCCCGAGGAGAAGACCATCGAAGACATGGTGATCGACGCATTCGATTTGTCGCGCGCCGCCCGGCTCGGCGTGGAGATCAAGGCCCGAACCGCGTCGGGGTCCGACACCCCGGACCCGGAAGACAAGCCGGACCCCGATGAGGAGGCCTACGCGGACACGGTGGCCGCCGACATCCGGTACGTCATGGACGCTTCCGGAGTGATGCACAAGGTGTGGCCGTGCGCGGCCTGCGGCAACGACGTCCAGGTCCCCGTTGGTAGTGATAGCAAGGCCACGGCGTGCCCGTCGTGCGGGTCGAAAGCCGGTCCGCGCGGGGTTACGGCCGCCACCGGGTATCAGATGCAGCCCACAGCGGCGACGGTGGGCTGATGTACTGCGAGAACTGTCACGATCAGGCCCACGTGTGCGAGAACCACCCCGACAAGCCGTGGGGTGATCTTCATGATTGCGCGGCGGCCTGTTACTGCGGCGGAGCGGGCATGCCGTGCCCGGCGTGCTGTTCACCGATCCCCGAAGATGGGAAGCATTCGATCGGGTTGGCTTTCATCCCGGACCGGCTAAGGTAGAAGTCGTACCACGCCCGAGTGAGCAGCCCGGGCCCGACGGCCCTCGCTCCAAGGGGGCCGTCTCTTTACGTCCAAGATCCATCCAAGTTGATCCAAGATTTGGAGCTGAATGGCCGAGCCGATGGTGATGGCGCCGCAGTGGCATCAGCTGTCGCTGACCTTGCTCTCGGTGCTGGCGCGGCTCACTGCGGGGATGGGCTGCGGCATCGGGGACCTGGCCCCCACTTGCCTGCGCCTGTACGTGCCCGAGGACTTCCCGCCACCGTGGCCCGGCAGCGACGTACGAACGGCCACCATTTATGGGATTCGGGTGGAGATAACCGACGCGGTCACCAGACCGGTGCTGGGTGTCGTACTGGACTAGCTCCAGTCGGCTTCGGTGTGCCAGGCCGGGTAGCTCTCCCGAGTGATGTCACCGGTGTCCGGGTTGCTGGTGTCTGGCGAGTTGGGACAAAACCCCGGGGTGACCCCGCACGCTGCTGATGCCGGCACCGCCGTGGCCACGGGAACGAGCACCGCCACGGCTGTCAGTACGACACCGGCAACGATTCGCCTGACTGTCATAGGCCCATGGTAATGCCCGGCGTGTCGCCGTCGCTATCTCCGCCTTCGGTGATCTACTCCTGCTCGCGCGCCTGGTGCTGACCGGTGCGAGTCCAGAGCACGATGGGCTCGCCTCAGCCTGCCCCCGTGCTCTCCCCCACCGAGCACGAGGAGAGCGCATGACAGCGCCAGTCCTCGACCGCGAAGACAAAGACCTAGTCTCACGTGGTCGAGCAGAGATCAAGTCTCTGAACAGCAAGATGGATGAGATCACCGCGTCCGGGTGGCTCGACAAAGACGGCAACATGCACGTCAAGCCCGAGGCGTTCACTCAGTACAAGGGTCTGCTCGATCAGGCCGAGACCGTCTTTAAGACCGTCACCGCCATCGAACGCAAGGGCGAGCTCGACGCGTGGCTCGACGCCCCGGCCACCGCGCCGGTAGCGATGGCTCAAGGCGGCGCGGCGCAAATGGTGCCGGCGCAGATGCAGCAGAAGTCCCTCGGTCAGCGGTTCATTGAGTCCGAGGAGTTCAAGGGCCACCGCGACTCCGGCTTCATGGACCGGGCGTTCACCGTCGAGGACATGGAGATCACCTCCGGCGTCCAGTACAAGGACGTGCACTCCGGCTCCATCGGGGTAGTGACGCACCCCGGTTTCGGCACTGTGCAGCGGGCCCCGATGGTCACCGCACCGATGCTCACCTGGCGGGTGCGCGACCTGTTCCCGCAGATGAACACCTCCTCGGTGATGATCGAATACATTGAGGAGTTGGGGTTCGTCGACCCGGCCGACAATGCAGCGGCGATGGTGCCCGAACGAGAAGGCACCCCACCTAGCGACAACTTCGGTCTGAAGCCGAAATCCAACATCCGTTTCGACATCAAGACCACTCCGATCCGCACCCTGGCGCACTGGGTGCCTGCGTCGCGCAACGTGCTCGATGACGAGCCGCAGCTGCGCGGCATCATCGACACCCGCCTGATGTACGGCCTGCGCCTGGTCGAAGACGAGCAGATCCTGCTCGGTGACGGCACGGGTCAGAACCTGCTCGGCATTTTCAACACGCCCGGTATTCAGCTGTTCCCCTCCGGCGCCTACACCCCGCCCGCGTTCGAGTCCTATGTCGACGCGATCCGCCGTGCGGCCACCCGCGTGATGCTCGCCCAGTACGACCCCACGGGCATCGTCGTGCACCCGTACGACTGGGAGAAGATGGAGCTGACCAAGGACAACCAGGGCCGTTACCTGGTGTCCGGGTCGGTCATCTCCGGTGCACAGAAGACGCTGTGGCAGATGCCGGTTGTGGCGACCCCAGCGTGCCCGGAAGGTACCGCCCTGTTGGGTGCTTTCGGTCTGGGTGCGCAGGTGTTCGACCGGATGCAGTCCAACATTCGCACGGCCGACCAGCACAGTGACTTCTTTATCCGCAACGCGATCGTGGTCCTGGCCGAGGAGAGGCTCGGTCTTGCGGTGTACCGCCCGGCTTCCATGGTGAAGGTGAACCTGGCCGCTGCTATCGGTGCCTGATCCAACGATTCTTTGATAGGAGGATAATCGAATGACCATTTACGCGGCCGATGGGACGACGAAGTTGTCGAAGTCGGCTTTGCAGGCGAAGGTGACCACCGTGCCCAGCACGAAGGTCACCGTCAATGAGGACATCTATCAGGCCTACAATTACGACCCTTACCGGGACAATTTCAAGACGTTCGAGGGTGAGCGGCGCAAGTTGTTCGCGGCCGGTCAGGTGGTCGACCAGTCCCAGCTGGACTTCCTGTACCCGACGGCGACGATCGCCTCGATCTCACCGGCGACGGGTGCTGCTGCTGGCGGCACGGCGGTGACGATCAAGGGCACGCACTTCGCCGGGGCGACCGGTGCCACGGTGGGCGGTGGCGCGTTGACCACGTTTAAGGTCGTGAACGATTCCACGATCACCGGTGTGACGGCGTCGCATGCCACGGGTGTGGTCGATGTGGTGGTCAATGATGACGCCGGCAACGTGACCGCGACTGGCGCTTACACATACGTCTAACGGGCGACGCCCGGCGCGACACCCTCCGCGCCGGGCGTTCGCAGATCGGTGAGACATGCCTACGTTGACCAATGTCCTGGTCAATGCCGCAGGTGATCCGGTGGTTGGCGGCCGGGTGACTGTCGAGCTAGTTGGTTTGTGGTCGGCCAGCGGTGACCGAGAATCCCCCCCGGGAGCCTTCTGGGTGGGTACCACGGACGGGAATGGGCGTTGGCAGGTAGATCTGCCTCCCCAGTCAGCCTATGAGGGCACGACATACTACGTTGTGCGGGAATTGGAGGTGGCGAGATACACGGCCACCGTTGCTGATACTCCGACTACACAGCGACTTCGAGATCGGTTGATCGTTCCCGTCTCCTCGCCGGGAGCCGGGGGGATGAGCCTTGGTTCGCTGAGTGATGTCACTACCGCCGGGGCTTCGGCGGGACAGTTCCTGGGCTTTGACGGCTCCACCTGGAAACCCACTACTGTGGGAAACGGTCGGGGAGTCATTCTGAGCTCGACTGCCCGGGGTGCGCTGTCCGGTCACAGGATGGTGACCGACAACGGCGATGGCACGGTGAGCTACGCGAGCAACACCAACGCCGCTCATGTGAATGCGCCATTGTGGATGACCCTCGGTGCTGTCGCTGACGGCGCCTCGGTTGAGGTGGTAGCTTTCGGGCCGGTGGATGAGTCCACCTGGTCGTGGTCTTCCGGTCCCTTGTATCTCGGGCTAAACGGTGTGCTCGCTCAGGCCGTCCCCGTAGCGCCAGCGGCCCTGTTTTTAGCTCAGGTTGGTTATGCCACTGGGCCTCGATCAGCATTCTTTGATAGACAACCATCTATTAGTCTAAGCTAGGAGCCTCGGCATGGCCGATAAGTATCTGTATAATAATAGCGGCACTATCACGGAGAAGGCTGCTACGGTCTCCTCCGCCGGGGGCGCCAATGCCGGACAAATTGTGGCTCTCGACGGTAGTGGACATCTAGATTCCACGGTGATGCCCACCGGCATCGGTGCTGACACGGTCAGTGTCCTCGCCTCTGAAGCCCTGTCCGCTGGCAACTTTGTCAGCCTCTATAACAACTCCGGCACCTTGAATACGAGGAAGGCGGACGCGTCGACTACGGGCAAGAAAGCCGACGGGTTTGTGCTAGGGGCTGTGTCGTCCGGCGCCATGGGTACCGTCTACCTTGCGGGTCAGAACACTCAAGTAACGGGCATGACACCCGGTGACGTTTTCCTCTCGGCTACTACGCCTGGCGCCGCAACTGGCTCGGCACCCAGCGGTACAGCCGGCCAGACGGTGCAGCGAATCGGCATCGCCTTATCGGCAACTGTAGTCGAGTTCCGTCCATTCGCGCCCATTGTGACCGGGTGAAATGGCGGATAGAAAAGCATTAGCTTTATACAGCGGCAGCATTCAAGAGGTGCAGTCGGGAGACAACCTACTGCTCCCGTCGGACCCGTCCGCTAATCTACATGCCGCAACGAAGCAGTACACCGACGTGCGATCCCTCACTGTCGCGGACGGCGTGACAACAGGTGAGGAGAATTTTTCTCGCCGACTGATAAACACTCAAGGCGCCTCACTTATTACCGGTGTATTTTGTTTATCCTACTTCACCGCGCGTAAGTCGGAGACAATTACGCAGGTTAGAACGTCATGCGGGTCTCCCGCAGCGGCGGCAACACCAACTCTATGTCGAATTGGGTTATATACGATCGATAGCAGCGGCAATGGTACGCTGGTAGCGTCGATTGCGAATGACACCACCCTCTGGGCAGCGATCGGAACTGCGTACACGCGGACATTATCGGCATCCTATGCCAAGGTGGCCGGACAGCGATACGCGTCCGCAATTCTAGTTGTTACCAGTGTGGCTACACCGTCGCTCACAGGAATACTGGCGCCAGCTACCGTTGTGGCAACTGAATGGGCGATGTCGCTAAGACTTTCCGGCCGGATGACAGGACAGTCCGACCTACCTAGTAGTTTCCTGGAGAGTTCACTTTCGCCGAGCAGTCCGATGCACTATTCCGTGTGGCTACCTTAGGAGCGCATAGCAATGGCCAACTACGCATTCATCATCCCCACCAGTTTCGTCACAGACCTCAACGGGGCGCTACGCATTACTGGTTCGTACGTCATTATGGACGATAACAATGCAGTAACAAGTTCGGGCAGCATCACCAGCGGTGACGCCGTACTCTCTACCGACGACCAGTCATCCGCCCTGTCTAAGCTACAGACCGAGATGCAGATCCAGATAGGAGACTATAGCATGCCCGTAACGTTTATCACGGGTAGTCGATAGTCGTTGTCACGGGGGCGGCGTAGGTAGCCCCAGGACCAGATCGCCCCGCGCCTTGAAAACTTCCCAGGCACGGGGTGTGAGATCCACCGTTGCCTTGTGCTGTCCGTCATCAACGGTGATGCGCAAACCGCCCGGATAACTTTCTATCGCGGTTGAGCTGCGCATGATATCCCAGGGTGGTGACTCCATGGACCGACTATACCTCCGCTGGGACGTAGGCGGTTCCTTCCGCGTTGAGCTGGTACACGGTTCGTAGCTGCTTCTCTTTGACGTCATAAATTCCAAACTTGTAACGCCCTTGCGCGTCAGTGATCATTGCAATGTAACAGGGAGTGGGTATCGGCGGGTCGAAATTTACTGTCTCCATAATGGCAGTATATCGGTCTCCTTCGATAGGAATGGATGGTCACTTCAGGGCGGTGCGGGTACCGCCGAGACGGGTGTTTCCGAGGTCGGCCCGGCGGCCGGCGGCGTGCCCACCGCTGTAGCCCTCGGAGGTGAGCCGGGCCCTGTATTTGCGGTCTTCGAGGTTCGGATGGAGCCGGTCGTACTCGGCATCAACTTTCTCGACCCGGTCGAGCAGCACGAGATCCGTGGACGGCGCACCGGTGCCTGTGGCACTGACTGTCGCTGCGCGCTGCGCCTGTTCGGCGGCCTTGTTTTCGGCTGCCGTGAGACGGTTCTGCACGGCGGTGGCGAAACCCATCAGCCACGACTTGCGGTAGGTCCTGACGCTGGAATCGTCGTACCAGCTGGGGCGGACTTCGGTGACCTGGCTGGAGGCCTGAAAAAGCAGACTGGTGTAGAGCAGCTCGACACGTTCGAGGTCGACGCCGTAGCCCAGGACGTGGGCATAGAGAACGGTGCGGCTGCCCTTGTAGGCGTAGGTGACGCAGCGGCAGCGTAGAGCGTTGGCGATGCCACCGAGCAGGATCGCCTTCTCTGTGCTGTAGGCATCCGAGATATTGATCTTGACTTGCTTGATCTCGTCGGCGCGTCCACCGGCGGCGGCGAGCATGGCCTCGTCGATGCCGTACTTCGCGATGAGTTCGGCGGCCTTCGCGGTGAACGCTTCGGCCTCGTCGGGGTAGTCGGTGGCTTCGGCTTTCGCGAGTAGGGCGCGAACGCGGGCAAGCAGTTTTTCTTCCATCGTGGCTCCTCACGGTCGGACCGGAACGAACCGTAGCCTACCACGGGTTAGGAGTTCCGGCGCAACCGTCCACCATCGGGTTGATGGGGGTTGTCGTTGTGGTGACGCCGGAACCTACCCAGTATACGCGCGTCCTATCAGCGTGGCGCACCGCGATCAGCAGTGCACGGGCAGTAGCTTTCCGTGACCTGTGTATCCACTGTGAGTTTCCTAGCCGGTAGGCGGCAGGACCCTTAACACGAGGAGTACGAGAGTGATCAGCCCGAAGAATGCCCTGCTCAGCGTGGCGGCGAGCGCCTTCGCCGTGCTCGCCCTGGCGGTCCCCGCCTCGGCGTCGGCCACCGCGTGCCAGGACAACACCTGCGGCGACAACGGTACCGGCAATCGTGGCAACGGCAACCTGGTCAACGTCAACGCCCGGGTCGGTAATCTCGCCCGAGTACACGCAGGCGTCGGCGCCAACTGCAACGACTTGCCGGGCCTGATCGTCCGCGCCGACATCGACGTCCGCACCGACCGTAAGGCGGCGCGCACCGACACCCAGGCAGCGCAGACCGCGCGACAGCACCTGGCGGACGCCCAGAAGGCCTATAACGACGCTGTAGCGGCCGACAATGAGGCTGGCGAGGCCACTGAGACCTCGACCGATGCCGAAGACCAGGCGATCGCCACAGCTAAGACCAACCTGGAGAACGCGAAGGCCGCCGTGAGGGCTGCGGACGCGAAGTGTGTCGCCGACCAGCGGGCCGAGAACAGTGACACCGCCCTGCTCGCCCGGCTGCGCGTCGACCTGGGTAACTGCAACATCCCGACGCCCACGCCGACGCCGACCCCCACCGACACCCCCGTGCCGCTGCCCACGCCGGTCGTGACCCCCGCGCCGACGGTGACTGAGGCTCCTCCGGCGCCGATCGTGGTGCCCGGCCCGACGATCGTCCAGGGGCCCAGCGAGATCGTCCAGGCCCCTGCCGGCGCACCCAGTGCCGGCTCGATCAACCCGGCTGACCGCTACATCGGTAGTTAAGTGAGGCGGATTCTCGTCTTGCTGTTCATGGGTCTCGCCCTCGCCGGATGTGGTGCCCCTTCCGGCGGGGGCGTCTCCCATGTCACCGTCAGTCCGTCGACCACGCCGACACCGCCCCCGGCGCCCCGAGTGCCGCCGGCCAGCATCGACATCCCGAAGATCAACGCGCATTCCACCCTGATCCCGTTGGGCCTGGAGCCCGACGGGTCGCTGAAGGTGCCTGACGTCAAGCACCCGAAGCAGGCCAGCTACTTCTGCGTCGTCGACATCGACCCCGGCAAGGTGTGCTCCAACGGGGTCGTGCCTGGTCAACCCGGCCCGGCCGTGGTGGTGGGGCACATCGACGGGGCGAAGCAAAAGGGGATCTTCTACGACCTGCCGAAGATGGCCGTGGGTGATACTGCCACCGTCACCGAGGCCAACGGAAAGATCCTCACCTTCAGCGCCTACCGGGTACTGGAGACCGCCAAAACCCAGTTCCCGGCCAGCGTGGTCTACGGCGACACCGTCGGGCCGGAGCTGCGCCTGATCTCGTGCACCGGCAAGTTCGTCGGTGGCCAGACCGGCTACAACGACAACATCATCGTTTTCATGGCTCTCGTCCCCAACCCGCCGGCCTAAGGTCAGGGCATGGACATCGAGTTGTGGGGACACCGCTTCTCGGTCGTGGTGGATCCTCGACCGCCCGACGACGTGATACGCATCATGCCGTTCGGTCCGGGAAGGATCTGGGATGAAGACCCCGATGCCGTAGCAGCCGACTTCAGAGGGAAGGCCCGATGCGTGATCAGCGAACCCTCCTAGCTGCCCTGTTCGTCGGGGCGCTGATTCCGGCGGCCGGGACGACGGTGCTCACTGCGCCGGTGTCCGCCGACCCGGCGTGCCCCCTGGGGCAGGTTTTGTCGCCCCGCCTGGTGTGCGTCACCCCGCCGCCACCGTGCCCGCCCGGTCGGGTGCTGTCCGGCCTGCTATGCGTGGTCCCCGGGATCCAGGTGCTGCCCCCGGCCCCGCCGCCAGTAGCGCCACCACCCCCTGCCGCGCCGCCGCGCGCGCTGCCGAATCTGCCGCCATGCCCGCCCGGGCACGAGCTCGACGCGGCCTGTCAACCCCCGTGTCCACCTGGGCAGGTTCGGGACGGCCTGGTTTGTTACCCGTTCACCCCTGCGCCGATACCCGCGCCGCCGCGTAGGGTGAGTCCGCCGGCCGCGCCGATCCATCGCAACCCAGTGCGACCCGCGCCGCGCCCGGTCCCATCACCGCCCCCGTCGGTGGTTCCCGCGCTGGTCCCTCCACCACCAGCGGGGGCGGGAGGAGTCACCACCGCCCCCGCGCCGGCCGCTACGCCTGCGCCCTGTCCGCCTGTGCCCGATGCGGTGCCGCTGGTGGATGTGACGATTGTTCTGAGCTGAGGATCGGTCCAGCCGACAGCCCGTAGTGGTCGTGCATCCAGCACATCGCGGTGTCGAGGTCGACCAGGATCTCAGGTGAGGCGCCGCGTGCGAGCAGGCGGTAGAGGTCGTTTGTCACGATGTTTGGCCCTTCGATATAGCGGCCACAGGCGCAGTGGGATGGCTGCTGTGAGATCCGCGATCGTGACCTCGTCGTCATCGGGCACCGATGGCGCCTGCAACACGGGGGGTTCGTTGGGTGATGGACCTAACGTCCAGGCCGTCTCTCCTGCCGCCATCTATTCGATGGTAGGCGACCGCGCAACCTCCTGATACTCTGACCCGTGTTCCGGTCAGCCGTCGAGAGGGGCACGCGCATGATGAGCTCAGGCCACTCATTCTCGGGCGCCTACGTCGGCTACACCGCCTGCCTAACCTACTCGGCAGTAACCGGGCACGAGTGGTCCTGGTGGTTCCCGCACGTCGCCGCCGTCATCGTTGCCGGCTGGGCCCTGTGGTGCGACTGCGACACCGCCAAATCCACCGTGAGCACGTCCCTAGGCTGGATCTCCCAACGGATCCTGCACCCGGCGATCGTCGGGCTGTGCGTCCTGATCTACCACGCCACCCGCACCGAAGCCGACCCCGCCGACAAGCCCCGCGTCCACCGAGGCCCTACGCACACCTGGCCAGCCGCCGTCGTCATGGGCAGCCTGGTCACCGTCCTGTGTCTGACCTGGCCCCGCGCTGCCACCACGACCGTGCTCGCCATCTCCGCCCACTGGGCAATGCGCGGCCTGGCCATTCCCACCGCACCGCACGGCAAACCCAAAGGCAACATCGCCGGACGCTTCCTCACCCACCGCGCCTACGTGTTCAACCGCCTGATCCCCCAACCCGGCCGAGTTTTCAACTGGCTGGTCCGCAAAGGCGCCCGGTTCTGTGGCTTCACCGGCAAGTGGGTTCGCACCGGATCGCTGGTCGTGTGCAGCGGCGCCTCATGGCTGGTCACTAAGAACACACCGGAGCTGCGCACCGACTGGGCCGCTGTCCTGGGTGTGCTCGTCGCCATCGGCATCCTTACCCACATGCTCGGCGACTCCGTGACCGAGTCCGGGATCTGCTGGAAGTTCCCGTTTATCGACTCCGCCACCGGCAAACGCTGGCAGGAGACGAAGATCCCCTCGATCACCGCGCCCGACTGGGTGCCGTACTTCGCCGGGCGCGTCTACAAGCCAGCGTTTAAGACCGGGCGATGGTTCGAGCTCGCCGTCGTCTACCCCGTGTGCTTCACCGGATGTGTCCTCGCCGCCCCCGGTGGACTGTCGCTGGTCGAGCACCTCGCCGCGTGGCGCGGCGCTGGCGGCGTGGCCGCTGCTCTACCGTTGGCGGCATGGCAGCAGACACTGATACCGACATCACCGGGGGCAGTGGCGACGCTGCCAGTGCGGTCAAGGCACGGCGTGCGAACGGCGGCAGCGCCAAACACGGCAGCGTCGTCCCGATGCCCGAAGCGCAGACCCCCAGCGCGGCCGGCATCGTCGGCGGCGGCAACCACGCGCCCGCCACGCTGACCGGCTCGTTCGTCGCTGGGCACACCACCAGCGAAGACTACGTGCGCACCGTGAAGGCCGCCTATCACTCCTGGTACCCGCGCGGCGCGCGCCAGCCGTCCACTGTGCTGCTGTGGAACGCCGGACAGCTGGTCAACATCGCCCACTACAAGGCCTACGGCGGCGATGACGCCCCGGCGACCCCGCAGGACGCCACGCCGGTCAACGAGCCCGGCGGCGGAATCGTCGTCGCCCACCTCTGATGCCGCTGACCACCGTTGACGAAGTCAACAATCATCTGTCGAGCCCACCGTGGTCGCCTGATCAGCGCGCGGCGTGCGCGACACTGATCGGCAAACGGGAAGAGGAGCTGGCCCGATGGTTCGGCGTGCCCCTGGAGCCGACCCTGCGGGTAGACACGGTGCCGATCTTGCAGCCTTCGGGCCTGGTCGCCACCCCCATGCCGATCTATCAGGTGCTCGCCATCGACGGTGTCGACCTGGTCGGCGGCGTCCTGCCGGTGACCTACGAGCTGCGTGACGAGGCGTGGCTGTATTGCGTGGACCCCGGTTACGCCGGGTACAGCACGCGGCCGTTCTCCATCGCGTTCGGCGACTCCCGGGCAGGGCAGCGGCGTGTCTCGGTGAAACACCTGGCCGGATGGGGACCGAAAGCCGACATCATCGGGGCGGTCATCGAAAAAGTCGGCGCCACGATGCTCAACCGTCACGACGACACGGTGGTGGCGCGCAACCTCGACGCCCAGGGGCCACCCCCGCTGAAGGAAGAATGGACTGAGGCCGAACTACTCATGCTGCGTTCCCGCAAGCGGCCACGGGGGGTGTTCGCGCGCTGATGAGAATTGACGTCGATGTGAGTGGCCTGACCGAGATGCGCGCCGAGCTGCACCAGATGCGGGAGCGCGCCGCCGACCTGTCCCCTGCGTGGCAGGAACTGCTCGTGTGGTGGGCTCTCACCAACGCTGAACAGTTCAGCTCCAAGGGACGCCGGTGGCGCACCCCGTGGCCCGGACTGGCCGCGTCGACCAGGATTGAGAAGCGCCGCAGCGGCCTGCTCAGCGATCCTCTGGTGCGCACCACGAGACTGCGCGGGGAGTTGACCCGCCGTCCGTTGGGTGTCGAGCACGTGACCCATAATTCCCTCGACGCCGGCACGGACCTGCCGTACGCGAAGTTCCATCAAGGGGGAGCCCCGCGCGCGCACCTGCCACGTCGAGCATTGGTGAACGCGAGGCAGGTGGCGGCCGAGGGAGCGGCCGGAGCGTACGTGTTGAGCTGGATCGTGAATGGGGTGCCCCATGGCGGCGGGATCATCAAGCTGGAGCGTTAGACCATGTCAGAGCCGGTCAGCCTCACCATTGACAGCATGAGGTATGCCCGCACCGGGACGAACCTCGGCACCACCCTCTACGCCCAGTTCGGTGACCTACCCACCACCACCGATCCTTACCTGGGAGTTTTCAACAACCAGTCGTTGGCGGCCTACGCCGTGACCGCGATCAACACCGGGCTCGTTCCGGCGGACGCGCCGTGGATCTCGGTGGGCCGACTGGTCTATGCCGAGCCGTGCGTGGAGCACGTGGACGACTTCATCGCGGTGATGGTGTCACCTGCGGTCGCTCGGTGGCTGGCCAATAAGGTCGCCGGAGCCCAGCCGCCGCCGATGGAAGCGCCCGCATGAGCTCGCCGAGCCAGCCCGAGCACGGGGTCAAGGTTGTCCGGGACAGAGTGGCCGCACTGCTGACAGCTGACCTGCCGGCCCGGATTGCCCGCGTGACAAGCCTGTGGGGTCTCGATGTGGGCAGCGTCCCCGGTGCCGACATGATCACTTCCGGGGAGACGGCTGATAATGCGCTCGATGCGCGCGGGAAAACCTGGATCGAGGTCATCACCCCGCGATTGCTGCCCCGTACCCGCACCATGGACATCACTCCCAGTGGCAGTGCCATCAACCGCTACCGATACTCGGCGCGTATCTACGTGTGGGCTGTCGCCGACCAGTGGACACAAGCACTCGATGATCGTGACCGGTTAGCCGGCGCAGTGCGAGACTCCCTGTTCGACTACCCCACCCTGGCCGTGCCACCGGCAGTGGGCAACACGGGGTTCCTGCTCAACACTTCTACGATCTCCGAGGAGTATGGAGAGCCTTACCGGATCAAACGCGCCGGTGGCTCCCCCCGTGTGTGGGCACCGGCACTGTTGTCCTATGAGATTGATCATGAATACAATCCCGATGCCGTCACCACTCGTGAAGACTGGGGCGTTTTCAATGGGGTTGACCTGTTCGTCACCCTGCTCCCCTACCCACCCGTGGAGACTAGCCATGCCTAAGACACCCGTCCAGATTCTCGTCAATCCCTACCGCTCCGGTGTCGTCTATGACGTCGAGGGGCACAGTCTCGGCGGTGGGGAACGCGTGGAAGCCGCCCAGCTCGATGAGGTCGGGCAAGCCGCCGTCGACAACGGCCACCTCATCCTGGCGGAGCTGTCCAGCGAGCCGGAGGCTGACGGCGCGTCGCGGCCGGAGTAGCTCGCCCGCTCTGCGATGATCCGCCCCGTGTCGACGCGCGGGAGGTTGCAATGACGGTAGGCGTCACGGTTACTCGGACCGCCGCAGCCGGATCGCTGTTTCCCCTCCCTGTGCCGTCCGCGTCCTATTTCGTGGTGGGCCTGGCCGCGCGCGGTTCATCCACTGCCGTAACCCGAGTGACCAGTGTGGCGGAGTTCGAGGCCACCTACGGGACGCGACCGAGCTACGGCAACCTCTATGACGACATCGCGACGTTCTTCGCCGAGGGCGGCGCCGAGGCCTACATCGCCCGCGTGGTCGGTCCGGCCGCCACTTCCGGCGCCCTGGCCACGCCCCTGAACGACCGCGCGGGCACACCGTTGCCCACGCTGTCTTTCGCAGCGAAGGGCCCCGGCTCGTGGTCCTCGGACGTGACGATCGCCATCCTCGCCGGCACCGTGCCCAACACGTTCACCGTCTCGGTCGCCTACCTCGGTATCGAGATGGAGCGGTACGCGAACCTGGTCAGCCCCCAGGACGCCATTGCGAAGATGTCCGGGTCGGCATGGGTGGTGCCCACCGACCTGGCCAGTGTCACCGTCGCCCCCAACAACAACCCGGCCGTTACCGGGAGCCCTGTTGCGTTGGCCGCCGGTGCCGATGACCGGTCCTCGGTCAACTCCACTGCGCTGGTCGCCGCGCTGGATCGCTTCGGTACCCAGTTCGGGGATGGTTGTGTGGCGATCCCCGGTGGCGGGGACACTACCCATGCGGGTCTGATCGCGCACGCCCGCACCCACAACCGCATGGCCATCCTGGTTTCGGCGCGCGGCGCCGGCACCACACAGCTGTCCACCCTGGCCGCGTCGTACGCCTCGGAGTACGCGGGACTGTTCGCGCCGTGGGTTCAGATCCGAGACGCCTTCGGTGGCCTGAACACCATCCCCCCCGACGGGTACGTGGCAGCGGCGCGCTCCCGGGCGCACCGCAACGTGGGACCGTGGCAGGCACCGGCCGGTAACCGCTCGAAGTCGGTCAGCGTGGTCGCCCCCGATCAGATCTTCGACCTGGTCACCAGCGGCGCGTTGGAGGACGCGAAGGTCAACCCGATCCTCCCGGTCACCGGCGGGGTCCGGCTCTACGGGTGGCGGTCGCTGTCCGAGGACCTCCCCAACTGGAGGCTGCTCACGGGTATCGACGTGATCAATCGGATCGTGGTCGCCGCTCAAGAGAACATCGACCCGTTGACGTTCGACACGATCGACGCGCGCGGGCACCTGCTAGCCCGAGTCGAGGGCGTGCTGCTCAACATCGTGCAGCCCATGGCGGCGCTGGGTGGCCTGTACCCGTGGATCGACATTGACTCTGGTGGCCAGCCGGTACTGGTGGACCCCGGATACCGGGTCACCACCGATCCGTCCCGCGACGTGGCCTCCGGTAACCGGGTGCGTGCCACTGTCGCTGTGCGAGTTTCCCCGACGGCCGTGCTGCTGGAGCTCACCGTCACCAAGGTCGGCGTCACCAGGCAGTTCTAGGAGGCTCCTATGAAGTCCGCCGGCTACCAGTTCCTGGTCACCTGCGCCGCTTTCGGTAACCGCACGTTCACGAAGATGACGGGCGGGGAAAAGTCATCGAACACCACGAAGTGGCGCGACGGCGGAGCCACGGTGCCCGATGTGCTGGCCGCGCCGCCGGAAGTCAGCGACATCGTGCTGACCAACGCCTACGATCCCGACACTGACGGCTCGCTGTTGACCACGGCGAAGGCGCAGGTCGGGATTCTGCGCACGGTCGTGACCAAGGTGCCGCTGCTCGGCGACATGACCCGCGCCCCCGGCGGTAAGCCCGACGTGTTCACCAACGCACTGCTGAAGGCCGTGAAGCTGCCGGAAGTGGACGCCAACAGCGGCGATCCGGCCACCTATGAGCTCACGTTCTCGGTAGGTGACGTGACCTGATCGATCGCCTTTAACGGGCGATGCGGGCCGATCTCGGAGTGGGCGTCTCCTCACGGGCCGAGGTCGGCGCCGGATCGCCCGTAAACCGTGAGGAGACCAACATGAGTACTGGCACGACCCGATATGACCCGCTGGGCGCCCAGGGCGCCGTGGACGACCCCTACACGCCGGGTACAGCGGTAGCTAACGGCAAGGTGAGCTCCACTCTCGACGACTTGCGCGCCGCCGCGCAGGCGTCCGAGGAGGTGGCCGAGGCCGAGTTCACCGACCACTACCTCTACGGCCCTGGTAAGCACCTGCGCCTGACGTGCTCGACGGAGCTGGAGCAATCCGACTGGAAGCGCATCCAGATCGCCGCGCTGCCACCTGCGCAGCGTAAGAAGATGCGCCCGGACCCGCGCAAGATCGACGAGGTCGTGATGTACGCCCTGCTCATCGGCGAGCAGACCAAAGAGATCGGCGTGCTCCAGGGTGACGGCGACTACCTGCCGATGACGGGCACGTTCGATGACCCCGAGTTGCTGGCCGCACTGGGCGCCACCGAGGTGGCGGTGGCAGTGCATCGCGTGTTCGGCCGTCAGGACGCCTACGTGCTCCGTGCGGGCGAGGAGCTCATCAACGCGTGCGGGTTCGGAGACCGCAGGCCGGGCGACCCGCAGGACGACGAGGACCCTACGTAGGCGGCGTCCACCCTCGGTTCGCGCGCCGCGAGGCGACCATCGAATGGTTGTCCGGTTTGGGCGCGGTCCAAGAGGCAGCGGCGGTGGCCCGGATTTTCCGGGTCGACCCGGTCAGTTTGCTCGCTGACGACGGCGACGAGTGGCCGATGCTGGTGCGGGTCGCGGCGGCCCGCTACGTGGTGCGCTGCGAGGAAGCGGCGGCGAAGCGGGCTCAGTCCGATACCGACGGTCGGTGAGCGTGTCGTGCCCGTTTACGCCCGCTCCCGCTGACACGATCACCCCTGGCTCGATGGGCGAGGAGGTGGTGCGGTGGCCGAGGATGAGGCACATCTAAAGATCACCGCGTCCGACGAGTCGCTCGCCCGTGCCCTGGAGAGCACTGACGCGCACCTGAAAGAGACGCAGCGCGAGCTCGACGAAATGGGACGCGCCGGGCTCAAGGCGGGTGAAGAACTCAAGACTGGCATGGATCAGGGGAAGTCGGGCACTCAGCGCGCCCGTAACGCCCTGGGGCAGTTCATCCCCGTGGCGCATGCCGCCGGTAGCGCCGCCAGCGGTGCGGGCGCGAAAGCCGCTGCCGGGGCCGTCGGTTTCACCGCGCTGGCCGCCGCGACTAACAGCGCCACGAAGGCCAGTAAGAAGGGTGCCGACGACACCTCGATTGACAAGCTGGCCGGCAAGCTGGGCAAGCTGAGCAAAACTCTCGGCGGCATCAAGCCGATAACCATGCTGTTTAAGTGGGGCACGATCCTCGCTGGCGGTCAGGCGATCGTGGGCATGCTCACGTCGCTGGCCGCTGGCGGCGTGATGGCGGTGGCCCGGCTGGCGCCGATGGTAGGGGTGCTGGGCGCGCTAGGTCCGGCGCTGTTCCTAGGCGCCGGCATGATGGCCATTTTCAAGATCTCCGGCATGGACGTCGGGGCGATCCTGCGCCCGTTGACCAATGACATTCGCGCGATGCGCTATGAGATCACTCAGGCCATGGTGCCCGGCCTCCAGGCATTCAACAGGGAGATACACGACCGGTTAATGCCGACCCTGAAGACGGGTCTGGTCGGCATGGCCGGATCGTTTGCTACGGCCGCGAAGAACTTCGGCGCAATGATCACCAATGCGCGCACGGTGGGGCAGATAGGGACCATCTTCCGAGTCATCAACCCCATTGTCGCGATGCTGGGCAACATTCTCGGGCGAGTGTTCAATGTCTTTATCAATCTCGCCTTCTCCGCGTTGCCGATGTTCCGGTCCATGGCCGATGGCGCCGACCGACTGACGACTAAATTCCAGGCCTGGTCGAATAAGATGACCGACTCTGGCCGGGCCACGGCATTCATGAACCGGGCATGGGAGCAGGCCAAAAGCGCCGGGCA